GGCATTTGATTGTGAAGTGTTTGGATGGACAAATGCAAGCGGCGATGATCAGTTCTTCAACTTAGTGACAGATCCAGAACTTGACGTATAAGAGGTGATACTATGACAAAATTTCTTGTTTACTGTCATCCATCAGTACCAAGTATAGGTATAAAAATCAATACATGGTACTCATTAGAAGAACTACAACTAAAATATAGTTTAGAGCATATTAAGTGTTTTTTTCATCCCGCAAACTTCGGTTGGGAAGAAATTGAACCTGAAGTAAAACCAATAGTAAAAACAAGTAAATAACAATATGATCATGGTTTATTATTAAGGTTGCAACCTTAATAATAGTAATAAAAGACATGTGCCAGTACACATGTCTTTTTCCAATTATTCTCTAATACTGGAAGGAGAAAATTATGGCTAAAAAACTTACATATGAAGAAGTAAAAAACTTTGTAGAAATAGAAAGCAATAGTGGATGTAAATTATTAAGTACAAATTATAAAAACAGCGAAGAATTATTGTTGTTCCAATGCAAATGTGATAATGAATTTACAGCTAGATTTACTAATTTTGTATCACAAAATAAAAGACAATGTAATGGTTGTGGAAAGAATAAAAGAGTTCAAAAAATGTAAAAACTCACGAACAATTTTGTTCAGAGGTTTATAATTTAGTTGGCGATGAATATGAAATATTGAGCAAATATGAAAACAATCGAAAACACGTATTAATAAAGCATAATATTTGTAATCATGAATATTTAGTATCACCTAGTAATTTTCTTAGAGGTAAGCGTTGTCCTAAATGTAATGGTGGTATAGCGAAAGCTCATGAAGAATTTATTCAAGCATTAGATAAAAAATATAATAGTGAATACGAAGTATTAGATATATATGAACGAAGTTCTCAAAAAATTAAAGTTAAACATAAAATTTGCGGATTTGAATACGACGTTTTACCTTATGCAATTTTAAATATGGGAAATACTTGCCCTTGGTGTTCTGGTCATTATCAAAACACTGATAGGTTTAAGCAATGGATATTAGAAAATTGTGGTGAAGAATATAAGGTTATTGGAGAATATGTTTCTGCTGTTAAAAAAGTAAAAATGTTACATATGAAATGTGGCAAAGAATTTGAAGCTACTCCTAATCATTTAAAAGGCGGCAATAGATGCTCTTATTGTAAATCATCTAAAGGTGAAAAGATAATTGAGCAGTATTTAATTAATGAAAATATAAATTTAAAATCACAATATAGAATTAAAGAATGTAGAAATAAAAACCCACTTCCTTTTGATTTTGCTATATTTGATTCAAATGACAAATTATCATTTTTGATAGAATTTCAGGGAAGGCAGCATTATGATGAGTATATTCTAAGAAAAAATAGAAAATATTCTAATTTGGCATATATTCAAACAAACGATAATATTAAAAAAGAATATTGTTTGAATAACAATATAAAATTATTGACTATTCCATATTGGGAAATGAAAAACATTTCTGAAATTCTAACAGACTATTTAAAACAATTCAATAACAAACAATCAGCATAAAATCTAAAATATAAAATTTGGTTATCGCAAGGAGTGCAAGCCTTCTAACCATTTCAAAACCTATGAATATAACGAGATTTCTTCTCGTTTCTATATAAACAATTCAAAAACAATCTTAAAATTCAATCAAACGAAGATTTTATTAAATTTTCAAATTTTCAACACCTACTGCCACAAGGCTTTCATTTTACTCAAATATAAAACAAAATGATATTAAACATATCGGATTATAAAGAGAAGGGTTTGCTTCCTTTTTATATTTCTAAATTTAAAATTTCAAAATTCAGAAAGGAGAATGAAAATGGGAAGAAATGTTAGACAAATTATATTACCATTTCACACTAATGCTTCAGCAATTGCAGATGGGGGCGAACTTAATGTTGGGGCAGGTCATGTTCTTATGAATGTAGCAGTTACGGGAGACGCAGTAGATTTTATTTTGGTTATAGAAGGCAAAGCAAATGATAATGATGATTATACAGGAATAATGTGTCCGAATCTTGAAACTTTCGCTATGTCAACAACAATTACAGCTAATGGCAAGTATCAATTGTCTCTTGAGGCAATAACAAGACTTCGTATTCGCTTGTTATCTATAAGCAGCGGTGCGGTAAGTGTAATAGGCACTGTTGTCAACTAAAATATATTTGAAAAGATAGATTGAGCCTCATGAACTCAATTGATAAGAGTGGGAATCCTTGCCCCACTCTTCTTTTAATATTTTAAAACAAGGAAATAACACATCAAGGAGTGAAGTTTTATGATTTTACAAAATAATGTAATTACAACATGGAACGCATCAAATAAAATATATTATCAGTCAAAAGGTTATTCTTTTACTAAAATGTTTAATACTATTTTAATTGATGTTAAAGATTTAAAAGAGAATAGTAATATAAAGATAAGAGTTAAATGTAGTTTATGTAATAAAGAAAAATATATTGCATTTAATAATTATAATACGTGTATTAAAAATACTGGATTTTATCATTGTGATGAATGTTCTTATAAAACAACAAAAAATGAAAGTTTATTAAATACCAAACTACAAAAATCTATATCGTTTGAACAATGGTGCATTGAAAATGATAGGCAAGACATATTTAATAGATGGGATTATGAATTAAATAAAAAACAACCTTCAAAAGTATGCTATAGTTCTAAATTAAAGTATTATTTTAAATGTCCTAATAGAATACATAAAAGTGAATTAAAAAATATTAGTGCTTTTACGGGTGGTCAAGAGGGTAGCATTAGATGTAACCAATGTAATTCTTTCGCTCAATGGGGTATAGATAATATTTGTTCTGATTTTTTAGAAAAATATTGGGATTATAAAAAGAATATAATTAGTCCTTGGGAAATTTCATTCGGAAGTAAAAAAATAATATGGATTAAATGTCAAGAAAAAGATTACCATGGTTCTTATAAAATTATCTCGAAAAATTTTTCAATTGGACAAAGATGTTCTTATTGTAGTGGTAATGATATACATATAAAAGATAGTTTGGGAATATTATATCCAAAAATTTTGGGAATTTGGAGTGATAAAAATAAAGACACTCCATACGAATATGCTCCAAAATCAAATAAAAAAATCTGGTTTAAATGTAAAGATGGAAATCATGAAGATTATTTAAGATGTATAAATGAATCAAATGTATATAATTTTCGTTGTCCAAATTGTGTTCGTGAACGAGAAGAAAGTTTTTTACAAGAAAAAGTTAGACTACATTTAGAATCTTTAAAACATACAATTTTGCATGAACATAAATGTAAGATAAAATGTGTTAACCCAAAAACTAAACATGTTTTACCATATGATAATGAAATTGTTGAATTAAAATTAATTGTTGAGGTTCATGGTGTACAACATTATAAAACACAAAATATTTTTAATTATAAAAAATCAAATCACAATAATACAACACTAGAATATGAGCTTCATTACCAACAATTAAAAGACAGATATAAACGTATCTTTGCTAAAAGGCAAGGATATTTTTATTTAGAGATACCTTATTGGACTGATGATAAAGAAGAAACTTGGAAAGATTTGATTATTAATAAAATAAAAGAAATTTCAAATATATAATACTTCATATTTCATAAAGGAGATGATATTAAATGGGTATAGAAATTGATATAATTGCAAGAGCGTTAGCAAAACAAGCTATTACAAATAGCTTCATTAGCACTGGCACAGTAATAAAACCAACAATTGAATATAACACAGGTGGCACTGTAACTGTAGGTTTAGGTACGTTCAGACTTTTCTCAACCACTGATTATACTGGAGCGCTTACAGAAAATGTTATTAATCAATCAAATGTTGCAGTGGTAGATGGGACAACAACCTATGTAATAGTTGAATATAATTCAGGCACCCCAAGATATAATGTTACAACTGATTTGTCTAGTATTAATTTTTCAAATAATTTCCCTGTTTACACTGTTTTCCGAATAGGTGATGCGGCGGTTGATATTTTAGATTGGGACGAGCCAGCATTAGGCTTGGCAAATAAACTTCTTCGTAGAAATATGGAGTGCAGACGATTTGAAAGAGTGTCTGGGTTAACTTTATCAGAAGAAGCTACAATGAAGATAAAAATATCAGAAGGGGCAGTATGGCAAGGAAGTTTTCGTAATTCTCGAAATGCTGTTGATTCTTCAGTAGATTTATGCTTTTTATATTATGATGATGGTGTTGGAGGCTATGCAAGTGCTGATATTACACAATATGACAACACGCATTATAATGATGGTTCTGGGATGTTGCAGACGCTGACTGATGGTAGGTATGCTGTAAACTGGGTATATCGTGCAATGGGAAAAGATGCAAATGCTATCATTGTTTATCTAGGCACTGGAGATTATACCTTAGAACAAGCTAAAGCTTCACAGCCGCCTAATACTTGGATAGGCGCATCTACCAATACAATGTTGGTTGGCAAAATAGTTGTACTAAAAGGTGCTAGTATGGCAACTCAAATTGATAGTGCGTTTACAACTTTATTTGCCCCTGCTGTTGTAGCGCCACCAACGGGGATTGTTGGAGAAATAAAAGCATATGCTGGTGCTTCTGCTCCTTCGGGGTATTTGCTTTGTAATGGTTCGGCTATATCACGCTCAACTTATATAGATTTATTTAACATTTGCGGAACTTCCTACGGTGCAGGCGATGGCTCAACTACATTTAATATACCTAATTTAAAAGGCAAGATACCTGTAGGACTAGATTCGACACAATCTGAATTTGACACATTAGGTGAGACAGGTGGCGCTAAGACACATACATTAACAGTAGATCAAATGCCATCTCATACGCATCAATATAATGACACATATGGGGTACAAAATTTAGAGGGTGTATTTAATAATGCAAACGCTTGTGATGAGACAGAAAGATGGGAAACAACAAGTTCAACTGGTGGAGGACAAGCACATAACAACTTACAACCTTATGTAGTAATGAATTACATAATCAAGTATTAGGAGATACGAAAACGGAATTTGTCATAGAAATTTTAACAGAGGAGTAAACAATAGAACAACATAACGAACTAAGAAACATACACAAGCAGAGATTGATGTAATATTTAATCTCTGCTTTTATTTAAAATATCGGTTTTATTTGAACACGTTAAAATTAATTAATAATGAATTAAAGGAGAAAATTATGAAAATATTTGAACAAATCAAACCTATCGAAATAAATTTCCAAGATGAACAAATACTGGTGAATCAACATATTTCACTATTAGACAAACGTGTTTTTGTGAACATATGTGTTGAAAAATATTTCATTAAAGATGAGGTTGCTGAAGAAATAATTGGGACTTCTGATTTTGAAAAAGATAATTCTTATTTTTATTGCATAATTAAATATATGACCAATATAGAAATTTCAGATGATATGATAATGTCAGACCTTTATGATAATATAGTTGGAAGTGGATTGTATGATTTAATTTACGATGCGATACCTTACAACATAAGAAGTGACATTAATCGTAAAATTGAGGATTCTATTGATGATATTAAATATAAAATAAAAGAAAAAAATAGTATCAAAAATATAATATTTGACGCTATTCAGAATATATCCAAAATGATCCCTGATGAAAAAGAAATCCAGAAATTAATGAAGAAAGTGAAGAAAGAATTTGATAACTTTAACCCTAATAAAATGCAAGCAATGAATGACATGATAAAAGCTGCAAAATAACAAATTAATGAAACAGATATTTTATTAAAATTTAGGATTTGAAAAACGGAGCATAAGCGAGCTATAGTGAGTATGAGTGAGTTTGGTTTTTGGAAAGTGGTGATAAAATGGCTACAATTGCAGAGCAGTTGAAGTTAATAGAAAAGCATATACAGCTTAAAATACAAGATGCAATGCAGAAAGAAGTTGCAGAAACAGTTAGAAAGACAATGCAAGACCATATACAAAAAGATGTTTATAATACATATATTCCTTATTCAAAAGGTGGTGTAACGCCTCATTATAAAAGAACTTATAAATTAATTGCAGATAATACTATAAGAAGTAAAATGATTAATAATAATACCTTACAAGTCACTAATGAAAGAGAAGAAGATGGGATAGATATTGTAAAAGTCATCGAATACGGAAAAGGTTATACGTGGGGTTACACAAGAGATTTAGATGAAGAGATTGGAGCTAGACCGTTTATAAAAAACACCAGAGAAGATTTAAGGATAAATAAGCAGCATGTAAGGGCTTTGAAATTAGGGTTAATAAGAAATGGCGTAAAAGTTGTTTAAATAAAATGTGCTTTTACAGAGTAGGGAGAAATCTCTACTCTTTTTGTTTTGGAAATTATTAATTTATATAGATATTAAATATAAAAGGCGGTGGAATATGCCAAGAAAAACTTTTAGAAATGTAATAACTACTCCAGAGCTAATAGAACAAATAAATCCCGTAAATAAAAACTTAATGAAGCGATACTTAAAAGAAAAAAATACAAGATGTGCTGATGGAACAATAGAAGGATATGAGAGTGATTTAAACATATTCTTTACTTGGAATCTATTAAATAATGAAAATAAAGAATTCCCATTTATTAAAAAAATAGAAATGGCTGACTTTTTTAGTTATTCCGTAGATGAATTGCAATGGGGTTCGAGCAGATTTGGTAGAGTAAGATCGGCATTAAGCCAATTATCTGTTTTTATAGAAAAATTTTATGATGAAGATTATCCTGCTTTTCGTAACGTAGTTATAAAATCTATAGAGCTAATGCCAAAGGTTCTTAAAAGAGAAAAAACTATTTTATCTGAAGACCAGATTAATGGATTGCTTAACTATCTTAAAAATGAAATAAATAAGCCGCAGGAAGCTTGTTTACTTGCTATTGCAATAAGTAGCGGAGCCAGAATTTCCGAATGGCTTAGATTTACAACATCAATTATAGACGAAAACAATACGGCTTTTGATGACATATTTTTAGAAACATTGAAAGAGATCAAGACGAAGGGTCGAACAAAGGCTGGCAAAATGTTGATAAAATATTTGATAAAAGACACATTCTTACCATATTACAAAGATTGGCTTATAGAACGTGAAAAAATAATGAAAAAGAATAATAAAGAGCATGATTTTATTTTTATTAAAAGTAATGGAGAGCCAGCCACAGAATCTACTGTAAGAAGTTGGGTAATGAAGTGGGAGAAACATCTTGAAGTAAATTTTTATCCGCATTGCCTAAGGCATTATATCGTAACTCACTTAACTAGACTTGGATTAGGTAGTGATTTCATTATAGCCATTATGGGTTGGACATCATCGGATATGTACAAGATCTACAACGACCTTTCAGCCAAAGAAACCAAGTGGAAAGACTTAGATAAGCTAAAAGGACATTTAGACAAACAAAATAAATAATAAAACCCTTATTTTAACAAAATCTAGCCTTAGAGCCTCAACCACTCTAGGGCTTTATAATCTTCATTTTTGAGTTCATTGTAGTGGATTGAAAAGTGAAGATTATTTTTTTATGAAATTTATTGAGAGGAGATGATGCACTTATGAATGATATGTCAATTGTATTAGGTACTAAGATAGATACTTCCGCAACTCAGGTAGCAAAGCTAGAAGAACAGATTAAAGTTCTGTCTAAACAAATAAAAACTGCAATATCAGTAAAGTTAAGTATAGACTCTAAAGACATCCAGTTTATTACTGAAAAAATAAATGAAGCTCAGAAAAAAGCATCTGTTAGTGGGAAAAATCTATCAAAAATTAAAGTATTTGACAGAGAAAAACTTGAAGAAGACGGCAGACAGTTTTATATGTCAGCGAATGGAATAGTCAACAGAATAAAAAAAGATTTTAAATCTCTTGGGGATGTAAATGTAGACATATTCAAAAATGCTAAAGGTCAAATAACTGGATTTAACGCTGAAGTTAAAAAATTAGACGGAACTATTGAAAAGCTGAGATTTGATCAAGCAAAAATTAAAACAGGTAACAGCACTCAAAAAGGATTTGTTTTAAGTAATTCGCTTTTAAATGACACTAATGCTGGAAATAATTTAAATGCTACTTTGAATAAATTACAGCAATATCAAACTAAGATTGATAAAATTAAAGAAAGTTTTTCCAGCTCAGCAGGTGTAAAGGATCAAACTAATCTTACCCGTTTGAATACCGAATATTCATCTATATTAAACCAAATTGAGAAGGTTCGTAAATCTCAGGCGTATATGTCTGATGAACAAAAGAGAAATATTGATAAGCAAATAAACTCTTTAACCTCTTTGTCAAATAAATATAAGAATATTGAGAATGTCCAAAAAAATAGTCAGGGGAAGCAAGCTACCACCGCACAAGACGTTTCTGGAGTCGTAAAATTACAACAATCATTAGAGAAAATACAACAGAAATATTCTTCTATTAAAAGCGGTATTAGTGACCCACTTAAACTTCAGGAATTAAACACTCAATTTGACGTAATTACAAATAAAATTACAGAATTAAAAAATAAGACAGCTAGTGGTGTGATAAATAAATCCGAATTAATTAATAATAAAACACAAATCGGACAATTAAATCACGAATTAGACTTAATGGCAAAAAAATATAAAGATTTACAAGGTTCTACTTCAGGCACTAAGACAAATGTTTTAAATTCTCAAGCAATTGAAAATGAAATTCAAAAAATAAATAACTCTCTTGCTAGATTAAAGGTTAATAAAGATAAAGTATTTGCAGATACAAGGGTTTCTACCGAAGTAGATAAACTAACCCAAATGGAGCAATCTTTTAAAAGAGGTGAAATTTCAGCCAAAACTTATGCTTTACAAATGGATAATATACGGACTAAGGTTGCTCAAGTTTCTGGAGAATTTCAAAATATAACTAAAGATGGATATAATTTTACTCAAATGATTGAATTAGCGGCAAAAAAAATAGTCATATGGGCTATTAGTACGCAATTAATCTACGGTTCATTAAGAAAAATACAAGAAGGACTTTCTTTTATCGAAGATATGAACAAAGTATTTGTAAATCTCCAAATGGAAATGACAAATACCAAACTTGTTTTTAGTGATATAACTAAAATTGCAAATGACTATGCTGTTGCAATGGGTTCTACGACTGCTAATGTAATGAAAGCAATATCTGTTTTTGGTACTTACACATCGACTATGGATGAAGTTTTGCAGAAATCTAAAGCTGCTATAATTTTAAGCAACATCACAGGGCAAAATGTAGAACAAACTGCTGATGCGCTCATGGGAACTCTTGCCCAGTTTAATTTACAAGCAGAAGATTCTATGCACGTAGCTGATATTATTACAGGAACAGCCCGCCAGCTTCAGTTAGATTACCCAAGGGCAATTCAAGAAATAAGTGATGGTTTACGAACCGTGGGAAGCGTAGCAAAAGAAAGTAAAGTACCAATTGAATTACTATCATCTATGCTTGGAACATTAACTGAAAAGACGAGAAGGAGCGGTACGGAAATAGCCAATTCCCTAAATTTTGGGGCTATAGCGGCATAATAAATAAACTGCTATAGAAAATTCTCTCTAATGGTTACAATTTTTGTGGTAAAAAATTGTAGTTAACTTGGAAGTCCTATGGCGGGACGACAGGGGCGAACTTATATTGATTAATTTAATATATAAATTTTAAAAAGATAGGTGGGAGTAATTGCCCCATTAAAAAAGAGTAGATTCCTAAACTACTCTTTCTTTTTTTGTTGTTTTTAGGAAAAGAAATATTCTATAGGAGGAATTGCAATGAATGAAAATAAAATATACTATGTTTACGAGTGGATAAGATTAGATACTAATGAACCTTTTTATGTAGGTAAAGGTCATGGAGATAGGTATTTTAGAACAAATAGCAGAAGTGATTATTTTAAGAATATATATAAAAAAGTACCAACAGCTGTGTCTATTTTAATTGAAAATTTATCAGAAAAAGAAGCGTTGGAATATGAGTGCTGGTACATAAACGAATATAAATTTGTATTTGGATATGATTTGTGCAATCTTACAGACGGTGGAGATGGAATTAGTGGATATAAGCATACCGAAGAAAACATTAAAAAAAATAGAATGCAAACGCATGGATTTGATATAGAAGAATATAAGGACAACATTATTGATATGTATTGTAATAAATCCGCATCAACTTATGATATTGCCAATACTTATGGCGTAAGCGATGTATGCATTGGAAGAGTATTGAGGAAATTTAGTATTCCACTAAGAATCAGTGGGCAAGGCAATGTGAAATATACTGGGTTGAAAAGATATAATACAAAATGCGTCTTAATAAAAGATATAAATAATAATATCATTGATTGTTTTGAGTCGTTTACTAGTGCTGGAATATGGATATCTAAAATTGGATTAACAAATCACCCAAACGGAGGCAAGAAAGCTATCCGTGTAAACATAGATACAAATATTAATTATAAAGGATTATTATTTTATGCTATTAACACATCGGAATATTATGATTATAATCTTAATAGGAATGATTTTGTTAATTTTTATATCAATGATTTAAATATACAATCAGCAGGAAATTCAAATATTATCGAGATGTATGGGAATAAAAACACTTTGATTAATACATTTGGTTCACTAACTCAGTGTGCGAATTGGTTAGTAGAAACGAAATTTACAAATTCATTTAGTTCGGCAAATGATGCAATATATAGAAGTAATAAAAATAATAAATTTTATAAAAAACAATATAAATTTAAAATATACTCCAAAAGTGAATATAACCAAAAAATAAATCAAGCAGTTTAACATAGTACCACCTATGGTTTGATTTATTATTTAATCAATATGAGACGCTGAACGACTTAATGAGAGAAGTCCATTTATAATGGATGTGCGAAAGTCTGAACTCCCCCATATGCCGATTTAGAAAAGGGAGAGAAATGGTCGCTGGTAATCAGACCAGCTAAAGAAGAACCGTTTCCGCTATTCAGTGCGAATAGTCAGTAGCCTTAAATCAAGGTGAAAGTAATAGAATGAAGAACAATTTTCGGAAGAATTTTAAATGTTGGCGAAGATGCAGACTCTGAGTCATTTAAGAAAGTTGAAAAATCATTAGATAATATTGGTGTTAAAATTAGAGAAATTGGTGGAGATGGTCAAACTCTACGTCCAGTCGGTGATATATTATCTGATTTAGCAAGTAAGTGGGATACACTTTCTGACACACAAAGACAGTCCATCGCAATGGATTCTGCGGGTAGACATACATGCCCGAATATACAGTAATGTATATAAAGAAATTGGCTATATCGGTGAAACCCCAAACCGTAAAGGACGGTGGGCAATACCGAGAGAAGGCTTTTATTTGATATAGCTTATTTATTCAAATAAAAGAACTCGTAACGACTGCAAGCCAATCCCCTTCATAGGGTGAAGATACAGTCTGATCTATATGGAGACATATAGAGAAATGGTCGCTGGTAATCAGACCAGCTAAAGAAGAACCGTTTCCGCTATTCAGTGCGAATAGTCAGTAGCCTTAAATCAAGGTGAAAGTAACAGTTTTGATGTACCGTAAAAATATATTCATGACATTAATGGAGAACTATACAGATGTTATAAAAAATAATGAATATGCTATTAATTCTAATGGTGTAGCCCTCCAAAAAAATGAAATTTTCCAGAATTCGCTACAGTCATCATTAAATAGACTAAAAGCAAGTTGGGAAGGGTTTTACTTAAATTCAATAAGTAGCGAAGCATTTAAAGGATTTGTATTAGGAGCAACTAAGCTCATAGAAACATTCGGAAATTTAAGAACAGTTGTTACTTTAGTTGGAACTGGTTTTGCACTATGGAAAGGTGCAGAAATACTTAAATTTTTCACGTTATTGCCACTGAGTGTACGAAGTAGTATCGTAAGTTTACAATTATTTAAGGATATATCTACTGCATCAACTATGGTCGCAAACAGAGAGGCGACTGCCTTACAAGGGCTATCTTTAGGGTTTCAGTCTTTAGGTATGTCAATCAAAGCGGTTTTTTTATCTAATCCTTTAGGGTGGATAGCAATAGGAGTTACCGCTGTTGTTTCAGCCATGAATATTTACGATCAAAAACAAGAAGAACAAAGGCAACAAGTAGAAAAAAATATAGAAGCTTTTAAGCAACAACAAGCTGAAGTTAATAATTTAGCATATACCTACAAACAAAACGCTGACCTTGCAAAAACAGATGAAACAGCAAAGTCTAAATTACTTGAAGTAGAACAACAATTAGTAACCATATTTGGTGATAGTGCAAAAGGCATAGATTTACAGAACGGTTCTATAGATGACAATATTGCTAAAATTAGAGAATTGAATAAAGAAAAAGCAAATTCTTTTATTATTGAAAATCAGCTTTTAGCTCAAAGTCAGCAAAAAAAGATATCAGGTAATAAATACGCTGCTCCTGAATTAAGAATTACATCTAATGAAATATCTGGGGCATCTTTTAGTATGGATTTTACAAAGGGAATATTTACACAAGGTATTGGTATAAAGGAATATAAAAAATCATTAACTGAAACCTTAGAGTTGATTACCAACGCTAAAGGAGATTATAAAGATTTATCATTAGAGGTTAGATCTGCATTAGGAGATCAAGTTCAAAAAGAACTAACTAAGACTAATACAAAAATTCAAGAATCCGAATCTTTAACTCAGCAACTACAAAATGCATTTAAACTTTTGGCAGAATCTTCAGTAAGTAGTTTTGCTAACTTAAATGATAAACAAAAAAATATTTATGATACCTTGAATAAATCTTTAAATTTTGACGTAACTAAGCCTTTAGAATATCAAAACGCACTAGGTAAAATTATTAATATTGTTCAAAATTTTAATGGTAAAACCCTTGATTCTTTAATCGTACAATTAAAACAACTTCCTGAGTTAAAAAATGTTGATTGGAAGAATTTAATCGGCGATAATCAAGATATAAAAAATGTTACCAACGCAATTGCAGATATGGACACCGTTGTTAAAAAAGCATTTGATTCCCAAAAAGATTACGTAGACCTCCTTCAAAAAATGAAAGACGGAGAAAAATTAACTGCCGAAGAAGCTGAAAACTTAGCTAAAAATCACAAAGAATTAATACCTTATATACATGAGACATCTGATGGGTATACCGTAGAGACAGGTGTATTAGAAGATTTAAGAATTAAGTCTATACAAGTTGCTTTAGATAGAATAGCAAGTGAAAAGGAATTAACAAATAAGGTTTTTGAAGAAGTAGACGCTAGAATACAAAAATATGGATTTGAAGTAGAGGCTATTAACGAATTCAAAAAAAATATTATTAGTAGTCCACTTGATTCTAGCGATCCTGAGTATGTTGAAAAATTTAATGCAAACATATCAACAGCGTTGCATAAACAAATTTTATCACAGATGAAAACTGCTGGCGTAAATATGGCAGATAAAGCAGCATATAAAAAAGCATACGATGAATTTTATAATAAAAACATAAAAAATAATGATGACGGAGAATTATATAATTTAGGCGTTGCATTGCAGAATAAAACACAGGCAGAAACTGAAGGCGATTTTTTTGCAAATTTATTAAATAGACCTATTACAAAATCAAAAGATAAAAAAGGTTCTTCCACTGGTCAATCTTTTGATGAAAAATATGTTAAAGAATACAATGCAGAAGTCGATAAATCTTCAAACAAAATTAGGCATCTCACAAATGAATTGGATGTACTGAACGCTCCAACATCCAATTACGGAGAAAAGCATAAAAAAGTTAACGAAATTCTTGATGAACAAAAAAATAAACTTAAACAAATAACTCTATCCTCTGAAAAGTTAACAAGTAAAAAATCAGATTTAGAATTAAAAATGGACAAGATGGGAATTAACCCAAACTGGTCAGAATCAAAAAAGAATAGTGTATTTGATTCTTGGGGAAAAGATACAGATAAGAAAAAATTGTTTAATGAATTGTATAAGGACTGGCAAGAAACAAGTAATGGAATTATACAAAATGACGATGCTTATTTTAGTACAGTTAAAGAAATATTTGCTAATAGAAAACAATTAGTAGATGATCAGGTTAAACAAGTCGAGGATTATCAGTCTAAACGTATTGCTAAAAATGAACTTCTTTTGAAACAATCTCAAGGTCGCCAATCATTATTAAAAGAAGGAACTCCAGAATACAGTAAAGAAATAGACGTGCAAGTTAATCTGCATAAAGAGAAGCAAAAAATATTAGAAGACGAAGCAGAAAGACTTAAAAAAATATTAGCAACAAACAAAAATTTAACCGAAGAAAACCGTACTCAAATTCAACAGAAAATTGATGCTAGGTCTAGTGGTTGGTGGGATAAAGAACAAAATATAAATTCATTGATAAGAAAACGTCAGGAAGATGAACTCAAATACGTAGAAGATGCTCAAAACGCAATGATGGATATGCGTAAAAAAGCTGGCGAAGAAGAGAAGAAAATCCTAGACAAAAATTTAAAAACATACGAAGACAACATAGATAAAAGAATAAAACTTCTCGATGAATTAATTGATAAAGAAAATTACGATACTAGTATTCAAAATCAAGATAAAGACATAAACAAAAAGCAAGCAGAGATTGACGCATTAGCTCTCGATAATTCTACCGAAGGATTAGCCCGAAAAGCTCAACTAGAAATGGACTTAGCGGATTTAAAATCTAAAAAATATGATGATATTAATAAACATAAAAGGGACGAAGAAAAGAAGTCTTTGCAGAATCTCAAGGACGTAGAAAGTAAAAAAGTCGAAGTTGAAAAAACAGCGATTGATGAAAAATTAAGTGATGCTAAACTATTCAACACAGTTCAAGTAGAATTAACTACATCAACAGTAGGTCAAATAATTGATGAATACGAAAAAATGGCAAAAGCTATCGGTGGAAATTATGACACAATGATAGAAAAAGCTAAGTTTTTCAATGCAGTTTCAGCAGCTAAAAGTGTTGTCAATAATGAAAATTCAGCTTACCGTAATCCAATTGATATTACAAAAGACTATAATGAAGCTTCTGGGAAAGATGTAAGAGGCACATTGCTTGACAATATGATTAGTCTAAAAGAACAATATGGTAAAGCTACTACTGCATCTCAACGTGCATCAATACATAGTCAAGCTGAATCTATAAGAACTCAATTACCATCCGACGTAGCTCAACAAACATCATTGTTAAATACTGAACAGTTAAAGAAGTATAAAGAATCCCTTGTGAGTGCTGGAAGAGTATATGAAAAAGGTGGACTAATTGATTTTACTGGTGGTGCTATAGTTCATGGTAGTACCGTTAGTCCAGAATATATTTTAAATGCTATGGATTTTAAAAATTTACTCAAAATTGTAGATATCACAAAAACCATAATGCCCATGCTCAATTCCAACATACCTAATTTAGTTAATAACAACTCTAATAAAAACGTAACAGTTCAATCAACTATACATGTTAATGGAATTCCATCAGAAAGCATGGATGGATTAGTTAAGCGTATAAAATCCGAAGTTTGGACTGATATGAGTAGAAAATTAGCTACAGAAGGAATTTAACCTATATAGTCCACTTATTAATTTAGGTGGGCTATTCCCTTTGAAAATAATAAATTTAACATATAAAAATAAAATAAGGAGGTGCAAATAATGCATGGAACAACCTTTTTTACTTTTGCAGATATTACAAGTGAATCTATGGGAGTAACTTTCTGCAAATATTTAGATCAATCTATAAAAGATATTTTTGTATCTAGCAGAGATATTGTATCTGAAACAATTCAACATAATAACAAGTCTCAAAACTATCTCTATAAAATAAATAAAAATCCACACACATTTAAAATTGAATTATACCACGAAAATTTAGACGATGATAAACAACGTGAAATAGCTAGATGGTTTTTTGACCAGCAAGATTATAAACCATTTATTCCTACAGATACTAATAGAGTTTATTACATATTAGTAACTGGAGAGCCTGAATTTATAACTAACGGAAAAGATGGAATTATATCATTTGATGTAACTACTCAAGATAGTTTTTCTTATAGTAATTGGTATACACAGGTTTTTGATTTATCAGCTAGTATTACAACCCAACAAATAACTGTTGAAAATCTAGGTGACATTGAAATCTATCCATATCTTAAATTAAACATAACAGAAAGCAATAGTTCTATAGTACTAACCAATACAACGAATGGTGGAAAATTCATATCATTAGGAACGAATTCTAGTAACCCATTAGTCGCAAATGAAAATATTGAAATAAATTTAGATTCCGAAATTATATCAACTGACCAATTAGGATTATATAGATATAGCAACTTATTGAGTGGTTCTGAATTCTTTGGTTTAGTAAGAGGCAATAACAATATAAATGTATCTGGAAAAGTTGTAATCACAATGTATTATCAGTACAAATATTTAATCTAAGGAGGTGCTAGTTTTGGAAAATGTAAAAATTACCCTACATAAGCGTGACCGAACAATGGTGTATAACCTTTATGATATAATAAATCCAGTATATACAGAAGTTTATGGAGGTATCAATACTCTAAATTTTAGTATTCCTTTTGTTTGTTCTGATTTTTTAACACACGAAACGATTGATAATCCAGTGGTTAGTCTAATTAAACCTTTTTATTTAGTAAAATATGATGGCGAATGGTTCATCATAGATAAGGTTGATAAGATATCAGATGATAAAAGTGTTCTTAATATAAGAACTTATTCTTTAGGATATGAACTAAAAAATAAAAACATTAGAGCTTTTAAAACTGGCGTTGTTGGCAATCCAGTAAAAAACTTAACAGACACAATGAATTTATTATTAGTCAATACGAACTGGATAGTAGACCACGTAGATACTTCTTTAGATTTACTATACAGAGCGATTGAGATATCTGATAAATCAGTATTAGATGCAATAATTAACGATGTATGTATTAAATGGGATTGTGTTCCTAAATTTTCGACAGAAACTAGAAAGATATCATTTGTTGATTATAAAACCGATGGTGTCGATTTAGGATTATATATATCTGAAAATAAGTATCTGAAAAATATTCAGTTTGAGATGGAAGAAGATTCAATTTGTACTAAGCTTAAAGTTTTCGGGAAAAATAATATAAGTATAAATCAAGTGAATCCAAGTGGTCAAAATTATATTAGTGATTTCAGTTATTTTAAGCAAGATGGGTATATGACTTCGGGTTTGAAAACTGCTCTCAATAATTATGAAACAGCCATAAGTAATAACCAAACAGCGTTTCAGAATTATGTTTCTCAAAAAACAATTTTACAAACTCAACTTCTAGATAAAGAGCATGAATTAGATGTTTATAAAACAGATTCAACATTAGGACTTAACGCAATACAACAAGCCAAAGATATTGCAATTAGTAATGGTCAAGATATAAACGCTACTCAAACTACAATTGAGAGTGGATTATTACAATCAGCTACTTCAAATACTGCTGTATTAAGCACTAATACATTGAGTGATAGAAATGATTATTATAATAATTGCAGTATAACCATTACTTCTGGAACTGGAGTAGGACAAACTAAAACTATTACCGATTATGTGGCAAGTAGTAATACTATAACGGTAAATACTATTTGGGCTACAATACCTGACAATACTTCAATGTATAATATCACTAATTCTTCTATTTTAGCTGAAGAAACTAGAAGGCAGAATATAGTTAACACAATTCAATCTGAAGTTGATTCACTTGAATCACAAATTGATGATATTAATGATAATATTTTAATACTTAGAAATTCTATTGATATTTCAACCTATTTAACTTCCAATCAATTAAAGGAATTAAATGATTGGACTGTTGAAAAAGTTTATACAGATAATAGTATTACAGAACAAGGGGATTCATTAGATGTTTTGCAGCAACTATTAACCGAAGCTCAAAAGCAATTATCATTACAAAATCAACCTAGATTTAATGCTAGTATTGATTTGGTGGATTTTTGTCAGGCAGTAAATGTTGATATTTCTGAAAAAGATAGATTGAAAATTGGCAGTATAGTATTGGTTAGACATTCAAAATTGAATATAGATTTAGTTTGTAAGATTATAGAAATAGAACGTGATTATTTTAACTATAAGATTACAATAAAGATTGCTAATGAGAAAAGTATTAAGAACGGGTTCACTCTCATAAAAGATATATTGAAAAATGTTTCTACCACCAGTGCTTTTTTATCATTAAATTCTGATTCTTGGTCTAATGGCGGTGCAGCTAATGATTTAATATCAGATTATTTGAATAATAGTATGGATGCTACTAAGCACATGATAACTGCTGGAGTTAATAATGAAGTTCAAATTAACAACAGAGGTATAACTATTATTGATCCTACTGAGCCTCAGTATGTACAGAGATTCGTATGTGGCTCTTGGGGTCTCAGCGAGGATTTTGGGAACTCATTCTCCGTTGGCGCTAGTAAGGGCGTCATCCACGGAGAAGTAGTTTCTGGAAAAATTTACCTAAAATCCAAGGGTAAATTTTCATCAATTAAATATAAAATATAAAATATAAAAATTTTAAAGAGATAGATTGAGCGTAATTAACTCAATTGATAAGAGTGGGACTCCCTGTGCCTACTCTTCTTTTTATGTTTAAAAACAGGGTGAAAACACTAACAGGGAGGAAATCTAAATGGGAAAATACTTTACATATACTGAAGTAAAAAACTTTATTGAAATAGAAAGCCAATCAAATTGTAAATTAATTAGTAAGGAATATATAAAATCATCCAAAAAGATAATTATTGAATGTGCTTGTGGCGAACAATTTGAAACAACTTTAGATAGTTTTAAACGAGCAAATAAAAGACAATGTAACAAATGTTCTAGATCGTTAATAAGTGAAAGATATAGATTAAAATATGATGATGTTAAAAACTATATTGAAATAGAAAGCAACTCTATGTGTAAATTATTGTCTGAAGAGTATATAAATTCTGGAAGACATTTAAAATTATTATGTAGGTGTGGGAATATATTTTCTAAAAGCCTAAGTAACTTTAAAAAGGGGCAATATGTTTGTAATAAATGTAGTAAAAAAGAACAAATTAAAACATTCTTATACCCTTATGAAGATATAAGAAACTTCATAGAATTTTACAGTAATAGCGACTGTGTATTATTAACTGAAGAAAAAGATTACGTTAACACTAATAATAAAATAAAAATTAGATGTAAATGTGGGAATGTTTTTGAAACTAAATTCCAATCATTTTTACATAAAACTAAACGCCAATGTAATGAATGTGGTGATATTTTAAGAGCAGATGGTTCAAGACTGCCATATGATTTCGTTAAAAACTTTATAGAAAATATAAAAGGATATAAATTATTATCAGATACATACATAAATTCTGGAACTAAATTAGAGGTTCAATGCGACAAAGGACACATATATGAAGTAATTTGGGAGGACATTCAGAAAGGAAACAGATGCCCATTTTGTAAAGAAACCCGTGGCGAAAAAAGAATTGAAGAATATTTATCTTTAAATAATGTTCAGCTTAAAATAGAAAAAATATTTTTAGATTGTAGATATATTCAACCGTTACGTTTTGATTTTTATTTACCAGAACATAATGTTTTAATAGAATATCAGGGTAAACAACATTATTTTCCTGTTGATTTTGCAGGGAAAGGAGAAGAGTGGGCTAACGAACAGTTTAAAATAAACCAAATTAAAGATCAAATTAAGAGAGACTATTGTAATAACAATAATATAAAATTGTTAGAAATACCGTATTGGGATTTTGATAATATAGAAGACATACTATCAAGCAACTTATTAAAGGAGGTGGGCTAGATGAGCTTATATGTTTATAATTACACCAAAGACTTTGCCATTATCGGTGCAGATACAAGACTCTGCGGTTTAAAAGATAATTCATATTATAAAATTCATGATAATGCTTGTAAGATTATTAGTAAACACAATAAAGTATTTACTTTTGGTGGAGATTATTTTGCTACAAATATTCTTATTGGCTTGATTAATAAAGCTGATTATGACTATGCTGAATTATATAATATCTGTAATCAGCTGGATAACGAGTATAATGTTGATAAAGATAATTATTTTATAGAGTTGTCATGGCTTGCTTATGAGAATAATAGTTATGTCTTATATAATATTGCCACATACAATAAATATAAAATAATTAGAAGTATTCCAGAAGACAATTATATGTCTAATTTCTTTGGGGGCATTGAAACAGAAAAGGCAATTGATTATTATAATAAAAATATTAATAATTCAAACCTTATAGATTTATATAAGGATATATACAATTTTTGCTCAAATGAATATATAGGTGGAGATTTAATATTATATGTACTCAGAGATGGCAAGTCTATTAAATCATATAAATATAGTATTTCAGAAAAATGTTACAAAATTGTTGGAAATTCAGGAAAATTCAATAAAATCGAAATGTACAATCCTACTACGAATTTACTTGATGTAGAAGTAGGTAACTATATTGGGCAGGACTCTACTAACAAACGAGGCATTCGGATTTCCAACGGATCCTTGGAAATTGTCGGAGGCTTACAATCCTCTCAACTTTCATCTGGCTTATCTACTAGCATTACTAATGCAGTGCAACTAGGTCAAGTGTATAATAACTTGAAGTTCGATAGCGTAGATGGTATTACTGTAACAAGAAATGATAATAAATTCAAAGGAACATTTAATGCAACCGATTTAAAATTTGAAACAAGTTCAGATAATGGAAGTACGTGGACGAAGAGATTTTACTATGATTCTACGGCTCAAAAACTTGTTATTAATGGGATAATAGATGCTCAAGATTTCAAAATAAATGGAACAAGTATCTTGGGTGATAATAAAATTTTATCTAATTATATAGAAACCTTAGTGGTAGGTAGTAATGTAATTATGGGTGCAAATGCAACAATATCGTGGTCGCAAGTGACAAGCAAACCAACTATTCCAACATTGCCAAATTATATTACATCAACAAAGATAACATCTACTACCATTGAAAGCCCTAGTATTACAGGTGGAGTCATTACAGGTGGAATATTACAGACTGGAGCAACTGGAGCAAGGTTAGTTATAGGTGATAGTGACAACAATAATTCTTTAGACTTTATGAATGGAGATACTTCTTTGGGATGGATTTATTTAGATAGTTTGAATACAATGAACTACCATAATAATTATGATGTAAATTTCCATTCTGGTGGAAATATTGATATACAAACAACACATCTATCTGATGGTACTGGTGGAGGGAATATTACAATATGGGCTACTGCTACAGGGAAAAAAGTAATTTTCAATGGAACGGTGGATTTTTCAGGAGCCACCGTTCAGGGAGTTTATGCTAAATTTGCTTAATTTTTATCTTTTAAACTTGGTATAAATATATTTTTAAAATATTTATATTCAAAAACTAATTTTCTCTCAATTTTAATTAGTTGAGATTTATCGAATATTACTTCTTCGTTTGTTCCTTTGTAAAATAATCCTTCGCTAAATCTTGATGGATCTACAGTTTGTTTATTGTATTTTGACACCCTCGCATATCTATTAATATCAATAGGTGTAATGTATGTTTTGTCTTCATATTCAATAAGCTCAAATGGATTTCCGTTGATTTCATACATTACATAAGTAACTTTTGGTAAATTGTTTTTATTGACGGATGGTGGGGTGTTGTATACATCACCACTGACAGTAGTATTGTCATTTGCACCCTGAGTTACAGAGGTAATCTCGATCTGACTATCTGTTTCATTAAATACAACTTTTAGTCCTGCTTTTTTAAAATCTGCAAGTTTTAAATAAGTAAATCCATCAATATTATATCCACTAACCGCCGCTGTTTGTCCATTAATAAGTACAGGATATGGGTTTGATTTAATATTTAATTCATTAGCAGCAAATACTGCTCCAGAAAATAACATTGCTCCAGTCACTAATCCTAAGATAAATTGTTTATATTTCTTCATTATAATTCCTCCAAAATTGTATGGTTATAGTTTAACCTATTTCTAATTACATTATACTCTTTTTGGTGGAATTTGTAAACACATAAAACTAAAATATAATATGAAAGGAAGTGATAGTATGGAAGAAAATAAAATAGATAAAAATGAATCAGTATATGACGCTCCTTATATGAGAGAATTTTTCAATAAAGTTTTTAAGTCTTTTGAGAAAGTTAAAGAATTAGAAGAAAGAATCACAGAATTAGAAAAGAGGGGTTAAATTCCCTCTTCTGATTTTCTTTTTTCGTATTCTTGAATCATATCGCAAAAAATTGAAACAGATTGTTTTGCAGATTCTTTTTGCGTATTTGCCATAATTTTATCAGAGTCTTGCCATCCTGTTTTAATTTGACTCAATGCTTTATTTTCCATGTCAGTTTTAAATTTTTTAAAATCCATTGGTTCGCCTCCTTTTGTAAGATTAATCCCGATGGTTAATTGTACCACAATTTCAATAATAGGTAAATAAAAATATATAAAAAAGAAAGGATGATGATTTCATGGAAGAAAATAAAATAAAGGTTGTCCAAAATGATGAACAACCCGAAGTAATATTTATAGAACAGCCTATTGAGATTACAAAACATAAGATTATTTTTTAAATAACATAATGTGTATCAATAACTTTAGTTCACCATAACAAACTAAACCAAATAACTTGTATATATTGTTATAAAATGATATTATCGGAAAAACAACATCAATAAGGAGGAAAAATATGAAATTATCACTAAATTTTGCAGATGGTACAAACTTTACTCAAGATTTAACTGAATTTCAAGAACTATTGAAAATTCAAGAATCTGGTTCAAATGTGCTAGGGTATATTTTAGCGGGAAAAGAGAAGAATTCGACCATTACATTGAACGATACCAGTAATGGTAAGACAATTATCAAGAAATATGATGACTTGAAATCTTTAGAAATTATGTTTTAGAACTTAGACCTCTACTAAAAGGGGTCTTTTTTTTATTTATTAATAATTTAAATATTTATTAATCATATTAATATTTCCTCTTGACATATATTAGTTTTATTGATATTATCAATATAGAAAGAAATTTTATATTGATAATTTTTGTGATATAATCAAAATAAAAATATTGATGAGGAAACATTATGCAAATTATTGTTAAAAATAAAATAGAAGAACAAGTTAAAAATTATCAGGCACGGACGGGAGCGACAAAAACTTGGATTGCAAAACAATTAAGCATGAGTAATCAAAATTTGCATAATGTTTTTCGTGCAATTAATCCTACTATTGAAACATTGATAAAGTTCTCATTATTATTAGAATGCGATGTGAAAGAATTATATACTTTCACATTGGAAAAATAATTAAAATAAATTTGTTTTATATCAATATTATATTGACAATTTGATAAAGCCATCATATACTATGGATGCGAGGTAAATTTTACCTTACAAAAATAATGTATAGGAGGTCTTGTAATGTCTAGAGAAATAAAAGAAATAAGCAATAATGAGTTTGAAAATGAATTTAAAAAGTTGAAGGGTAAATCTGTTTGTGTGGACATCTTAGGAGATGTAACTTTTTTAAAACTGATTGATAGTTTTGATATTCGACAATGTGGAGATAAAATTACATTATGCGATTGTGAGGATGAAAGTAATATCAGTATTAAAAAATCTGCAATAGATTGTATTGTTCAAGATAAAAGAATATCCAACCTTAAAGATACACATATATTCCTGAAGAATGGATTAGAAATAAATCTACAGGGGGACGTTGAAAATGAATAATTTAATAATAAAAGAAGTAAATTTTAACGGTGATAATTTATTAGCAGTTAAAAACAACGATAATAAAATATATGTTGGCGTAAGTTATATTTGTAATGGTATAGGGTTATCTGAAGGACAAATGAAGAATGAAAGAAAGAAAATACAAGAAGACTTAGTTCTTTCTAAAGGGGGACGAAATTTGATCCTCCCTACAAATGGTGGCAATCAAGAAGTTTTAGGTATAGAATTAGATTTTCTTCCATTATGGTTGGCTAAAATTTCTATCACTCCAAAGATGATAAAAGATAATCCAGCAGTGGTAAACAAACTTGTTGATTATCAGTTGAAAGCAAAAGATGTATTAGCAAATGCATTTATACATGGACAATATAACTTACCAACTACATACAAAGAAGCACTAATACAATTACTTACAGTGGTTGAGGAAAAAGAAAAGATAGAGGAACAAAATAAAGTACTTATTCCTAAAGCTGAAGGATATGATGATTTTCTGAGTGCTAAAAATGCTCAGACGATGAACGAGTGTGCCAAGGTGCTAAAAATTGGACGCAACAAATTATTCAAATTTTTGAGACAGAACGATGTATTAATGTCCAATAATTTACCATATCAAAGATTTTGTGATAGCAAGTATTTTACAGTTAGAGAAGTTCATTTTATCCGTGGAAATTATGAGTATAATGGATGCCAATGTTTGGTCGCTGCTAAAGGATTAGATTTCATACAGAAATTGCTAAAAGAAAAAGGCTTCTGCGGAAACAGTTTAGCCCTCAATAAAAATAATGTAGCTATATAATAATATATATTACTTAAAATTACAACTATGACACAAATTTTTATAGAGGTAGAAGTTATTACTACCTCTTCCCAATAAAACTTTTATTTTGTATTGACAAATGTTTAAAAATAATGTATTGACATTGTATTAACAAGTGATATACTTATTTCAGGTTAAGAAACGCAACAAAATAAAAAGACTAGGGGAAACCCTAGTCGGCAGGTTAAGAACGCTTGTGCAGGGCGTTCTTTATCTTTATGTACTTCTCTACTATACACTCAGCATAGTAGATGATACACAAGACAGTTATAATAACCGTCATAATTATTACCTCTCTTTTCTCTTGTATTAGGCATGAAGCCCATCTCCAAAGACTTTCCCAATACATTTGAATTAAGATGCACTAGTACAACCTACTTTCATTATATTACAATATTTAAGATATTTTTACAACAATTGTTTTGTAAGTTGTTTTAAAGGTAGTCGATAATCGACTAGGTTACTTATTTCTTAAAACCTCCCACAATCCTCCAAAATATGTTATAATGTGAGAAATGTTTAATGAGGAGGTATGGTTTTGGATATTAAAAATCTAATAAACAGTATAGAAGAACATAATAAATCAAAGGTTATTTGCTATCTTACGAATGACAATTCTAATTTTTCTGCAAGAATTGAAAGTGATATTTATTTATATTTTCAAGAAATATTATTAAATATCGGTGAGCAAGAAAGAATTGATTTATTTTTATTCAGTATGGGTGGAAATACTTTAGTGCCTTGGAAGTTAGTTAATATGATAAGGCAGTATGCTAAGAAGTTTACGGTATTAATACCTTATCACGCAAATAGTGCTGCAACCTTGATTTCTCTGGGCGCAGATAAAATAATTATGGGTAAGATGGGTGATATAAGTCCTATAGATCCAACAATAACTACTCCATTTAATCCTTCTATACCAGGGCAAGAAAATGATTTAAGGGCAAGAATAGGATTAAGTGTAGAAGATGTGATGAGTTATTACGAATTAGCCAAAAGTACAATGAACCTTAAAGAAGAGTCGAGTTTATTAAAAGCTTTTGAATTATTATCGACCAATATAAATCCACTAGCCTTAGGTGCGGTACATAGATCTTATAACCAAATAAGAACATTAGCACTAAAGTTATTAAAACTACACCTAAACCAGAAGGATGATTATTTATTAATAAATGAAATCATTGATAGTCTTACTCAAAAATTATATAATCATGGTCATCTCATAAATCGTAACGAAGCCTTGGAGATATTGAGTGAGAAAATTATAGAAATTCCAGATAATGAACTGGAAAATTTTATATGGCAATTATTTAATGAATATAAAAATAATATGAAAATTAGTGAATATTTAGACTTGAGTTTAAAATGTAAAAATTTCAAGCCATTCTATTCACAAAATGATATGAATAGTGATAAAATAGATGTAGAAGGTATTATTGCAACAATACAAAGTGCCGATATAAAATATGAATACAAAAAGACAATCACTCTTGAGCCTGCTTTAGAAATGATATCTACGCAACAAGGCAATGTTTATAAAAACATTGGTATTCGCAGGAATGATTTTGATCAAGGGTGGATAAAATGTTAGTAGAATAGTAAAATGGAGGTGAATTCAATTGTCAAATACTATTTATAATAGTTCATTGAACATTGATAATACTGTTTATTTACAACAATATTTGGGTTATTCATCTGGTAATAGTGCAGTTGAAACAAATACAAAAATTATACGTGGAGACTTAATTAAAACAAATGAAATTATAATAAAAAACGGGGATACATTAAAAGTTAAATTAAACATATTATAATTTTTGCTGAAAAGACCTCTGGCTAGAGAGGTCTTTTTGCATATCAAATGGTACTTTTATTGAAATTATTATCTTCAAAATATTCCACAATCCACTATAATATGATATAGTATTAGTATTATATTTTACTTTATTTTAAATGGGACATTAATGTCCCTATTTTTCACTTCAAGATGTTTCACATAATGCCGATGAATATAATGAAGATTTAATACATCATATAATATTAATTTATTAGATATAATATATAACGTTTATGCACACTATACATATACTATAATAAAAGTTTTAACTGTTGACTTTACAAATATATAATTGTAAAATAAAAAGGCAAAGGATGGTATTATATGATAAAACTTGAAAAAGAGTTCAATTATTTTATCAATAACTTAAAAGAATTGGTAAAAAAATACGAGGGCAAGTATATCGTAATCAAAAACGATATTGTATTGGGTGCTTATAATACTATAGAAGAAGCCATTTCTGAAACTAATAAAACAGAAGAAATGGGTACTTTTCTTGTTCAAAAATGTGAATTGAATGAAGAAAATTATACGCAAACTTATCACTCAAGGGTTGTATTTGAACATCCGATAAAATAACTTAAATAAATTCGAGGTAAATGTAGATGAATGGGGTTGCAGTTAGTTGTTTTACCACTACAAATAACGGAATGGCAAATGTGCTAAAAAATGAAATCTTGATTTCTAATTCTATAATCGCAAAATCAAATGTTTTAACTAATAAATATGAAGGAATATGGGATACTGGGGCTACTGCAAGTTGTATTACAAATAAAATAGTAAAAGAATGTAATCTTTTGCCTATAGGTATTCAAAAAGTTATTGCTGCCAATGGTGAATATCTCACGAATCAATATATTGTAGATTTGTGGTTGCCTAATAAAATTGTTATTAAAAATTTAAGAGTTACAGAAGGCTCATTTAGTGGAGCAGACTTGTTAATAGGAATGGATGTTATGAACAAGGGAGATTTTGCTGTTTCTAATTATAATGGGAAAACTATTTTTTCTTTTAGAATGCCTTCTGTGTCTGAAACTAATTATGTTAAATTATATAATTCTACAATCCCATCAAAAAAAGCACCCAAAATAGGAGCAAATGAACTTTGCCCGTGTGGTACTGGGAAAAAATATAAGAAATGTTGTGGTAAAAAATAGTATGTTTTAATATTTAAGACCTCTGGTTAGAGAGGTCTTTTTGTTTGCACGAAAGGAGTGTTTTATTTGAAAATGGACATTCGGAAGAGTGTCTTTTTTGTTTTGAATTTTAAGATTGATATATATGGAGGTGAAAACATGAGTTGTGAAAAATGCAATAATCCCAAATATAAACTACCTAACCTGACACATGAAACACATTTAGTATATGAATGTGAAAAATGCAAATTGAATATTAAGTAACTAAAAATAGATTAAATATTATTTGAGACTTCCTAATCGGAGGTCTTTTTATTTTGCACACAATGGGAAATAGAGGTGAATTATTAATGGCAACCATAGAAATTTTTAGAATAGCAGATACTTATATTGATTTATATATCGATGGTTTAGAGAATCCAGAAAATCAATATGATAATTTTGGTTTTGTACATATAGATGATCCTATTTATGATGATGGTTTGATTCATGTAATAAATGTGGGAACAGATAGTAGTTATACATCTCCACTATATCGCTATTCTAATTTAAGCAAAGGAATAACATACACATTTGAAGCTTGGGCAAAATGGAATGGAATTTGGTATAGGGCGGATACCAGAAGCATTAGTACCTCTTCAGCTACAGCTTATGTTAGACCTATCAGCATATATGAAACAACATTAGTTGCAGATATCGCTAATTTATCTAATCCACAAAATCAATATGAAGCATTTAGATTTAGTCGAGAGGGGTGGGGATATTACTATCCAATTTCTGTTGATTCTGGATACACTGGTTATGATAGCCCCAATTGTACTTACGGAAGTTTAACTGGAAGTACTGACTATACTTTAACAGGAGAAGTTCAATATGATGGAATATTATATGTAGTTAAGCCAGCTTATGTAACAACCGATTATAGAGAATATACTGGTACTTTTACATACTGGTATCCTTATAACGGGCAATTAAATCTTGGGCAAACATTTCAATTAACAGTAAAAGCTAATTATGATGATGGTTCTCAAGTAGATGTAACAACTAATGGTGCTACTTATTCTTCAGGAAATACTTCTATAGCCACAGTATCTGCTACGGGGTTAATATCAGCAGTAGGAGTTGGCACAACTAATATATGGATATATTATAGCGGAGGAAGTGGGTATTTCTCTCTAACAGTTAGTGATAGACCACCTAGTTTTAATTGGAGTTCTGGTGTTTATTCGGGAGCTACTTTTAATATGCCCGCTACTGAATGGAATAATTTTTTACAAAACATTAGAGATGTTTATAGTTTTAAGGGATGGAGTCTTTCAGGATTCCCTTTAACGAATGTTGTATCTGGATTATTTTATGCCACTAGATTTAATGAAGCTAAAAATGCTATAGGGAGCAAGAATGCTACAGGGATTTTAGATAAAAACACAGGAGATACTTTATACGCAAGTGATTTTACAATATTAACAAGCAGGTTAAATTCAATTACTTAAATTAGAAAGGGTGTATATATGTTAAAATTAAAATTCGCAAATGGTGAGGAAATTGAAATTGCTGATGCACAAGAAAATATTTATAATAATGGAGATTTAGTTAGATATAATCTTAATATTATTATAAATAATTGTAATTTAACTTCTCAAGAATTACAAGGAAAATTTTTACAAGAAAATAATTTAAATCCTATGATTATCAATAAAATTAACACTGAAACGCAGTCTATAGCAAATACCACAACTGGAGAGATTATAGAGCCTAATGGTGATATAGAATTATTAAATTCAAATGTTTATACTTTTCAATCAATAGCAAGAAGTTATTCGACTGATATGATAACAGTTAATTTAGTTAAGAATTAAAATATAAAATAAAAGGAGGATTTTATGGAATTTAAATATACTCAAGAACAAGTTCAGAACATACTAGACTTATTGAATACGATTGAAATTAAAGGGATTGGCAATATGAATAGTATTTTGGGCATAGTTCAGATAATTAATAATCCTATTAAAAACCAAAATATAAAAGAAGATTAATAGTTTAACATAAAAATACGAGAGAGGTAAATATACCTCTCTTTTTTATATCAAAAAAGGAGGTTTATTATGTCTTACTTACCTAACAATAGAGAATTTAGAGATCCAACAGTATTTGATGTTAGAGATTTTGCCGTTCAAAGAACAGATATAAATAAAAAAATAATAAACAATAGAATCCCTTTGGAAGAAAAGCCAGATATTATACATCATGTTCAAATTAGTGGATATACTGAGATATTTGATAATAGCGTACCCACGGAAAATCAATTTAAATGTGATTATACTAATGATTATCTAACTTTTAATCCACTAAAAGAAGGAGTAGTAATACCAAGTATTAGCTATTGGGGACTTGGGAATATATTGATAAGTGCAGATAAAGTATATTTGCATAATGATAATCCAGATGCAACTATAACCTTACAAGATATGATTGACGACGGAGAGCAAGCACTTGTGGCTATGGGCGGATTAGAGAGCGTAATATCTTCTGCTACATTGCATGAAGCCAGTTTAGAGGCAGATATCGTTACAGCTACAAGCAAAGAATCAAGTTTAGAAGCAGATATTGCCACAGCTACGACGAAAAAAAGCGACCTTGATGGTTCTATATCTACAGCTACCACAACTAAGGCTAATTTAGATGGAAGTAACACAACTGCATTGGTAACTAAATCAGCTTTAGATGCATCTAATACTACTGCCAATACCACGAAAACTAATTTAGATAATAGTAATACTACTGCACTAGCAACAAAAACAGCACTAGATTTATCTAATACAACGGCTAACAATACTAAGACAAATCTAGATAGTAGTATACTTGCAGGAGATGCATCAAAAACAAATTTAGATGCGAGTGTTATTTTAGGTAATACAAGTAAGTCTAATTTGGATTTAAGCATTTCTACGTCTATAACTAAGAAAGCAGATTTGGATTCTAGCATATCAACAGCAACAACCAAAAAGAGTGATTTAGATGCTAGTATTTCTAACGCTAATAATAGCAAGACTGCTTTAGATATTAGCAAAGCAAATGCTGATAATAGTAAAACCGCTTTAGATTTAAGTATAGGAACTGGAAATGCTTTAAAAACAAACTTAGATTCAAATATTTCCACAGGAACTACTCTTAATACCAATTTAGGAAATTCTATATCTGGTGGCAATACTACTAAAACAAATTTAGATGGTTCTATTTCTACAGCTACAACACTCAACGGCACATTAGATGGAACAATTGTTACAGCAAATACTTCAATAAGTGAACTAAATACTACAAATGACAGTTTTATTGTTTGGGAAGCGTATAATTCTACTCATACATATTATCCATTAAATAAGGTTTCATGGAATGGTAGTAGCTATATTTGTCTATCTACTTGTACTAATATACTTCCCTCAAATAATAGTTATTTCATGTTGATTTGTGCAAAAGGAGTAGATGGAACTGGTGCAGTAATGAATATTAATTCAACTAATAGCGATATTGCTGTAGGGAATCCTACTGGAGAAGTTTTATTAACATTAAATTCAGGTACTGGTGCTTATCAGATAGTTAAATTAGATAGTAATGGGAAAATACCTTTGGCAGTTATCCCAGATATAGCTAAACAACAAACTTATGTTGTTACAGATTTAACAGCAAGGAATGCTCTTACAGGATTAGTAAGTGGTGATACTTGTTATTTAACAAGTAATGGAGATTCATATATTTACAATGGTTCTACATGGGTATTAATGGCTGATGCGGATTGGGCTAATATAAGCCTCGATTGGACTAATATAGTTGGCAGACCAACTTCAAGCGTAGCTAATATTGACGATGCAGTAACTAAGAAACATAGTCATGTAAATCAAACAATATTAGATAATACAACCGCTAGTTTTTTAACAGCAGATGAAACTAAATTAGACGGTATATCAACTGGAGCGAATAAAACTGAATCAAGCTCTACTAATGGAAATATCAAAGTAGATGGAATAGAGAAAACTGTTTATACTCATCCGTCAACTCATAGTGCAGATATTATAGTAGATGGAACTACTAATAAAACATATACGGCAACAGAAAAGACTAAACTAAATAGTATAGTTATAGCAACTCAAGAAGAAGCAGAATCTAGCACATCAAACACAACATTCATGACTCCGTTGCGTACAACACAATTAATAGAAAATCCAATCTACACAGCAGAAGCAACAACAACACAACAAGTAACCTCTCTGCCATCCACCGCAATGAAATCACCTTTCGCCGCGGCAGAGTTAGAAGGTAACACTAATACTAATATAGTCACAAATAGTAATTTTGCTGACGGTACTACTGGGTGGACACCACAATTTTCAACTCTTTCGACAATAAACAATATATTATCTGTAACGGGTAATGGTATCAATTCAGCAGCTTCGACTTACCAAAATACAAACATAGATTGCGTAGAAGGTAAAAAAGTTTTCGCTAGAGTTAAATTAAGTGTTACAAACAGCAATTCAACTTTAATAGACTTACGTTTATTGGGGAGTTTAGGCGGTACTATTCAAATCGCACAGCAAACCACGCCAACAATTAATCAGGTTTATGAATTATTTGGAATAGCAACTTTAACAAGCTTTAATCTTGGCAAGGTGCAAATACGACCAGTACAGTTTTACGCAGATGCCACAACAGCAACTGGAAAAGTTATGGAAGTACAAGAAGTATTAGCAATAGATATGGGTGCAGATAGCACCAATCCACTTTACAATCTTACAGCAGACCAGATGAACGCACGGTTCGCTAACTGGTTTGATAGCACTAAAAGCGTTGGAATGCAGAGAGTAAAGAGTGTTGGGAAGAATTTGTTTGACGTAAATAGTTATAATACAAAATCGTCAACAGGTATAAAAGTTATAACTGTTGACGAAATAGCATTTACCACAACAGGTAATGCATCTGGTAGTCTATATTTTAAAATATATTCAGGATTGAGTGATTATAATACTGTTGTTAGTACAAGTGATTATTATTCATCTGCTGGAAACAAAACAGTAACAACTACTACTACAAACGAAACTTTTTACAGACTTGTATTTGGTATAAATGGGAATGCACAAGATGCTAAACTTTATTATAGGCTGAAATTAAAACCTAATACAACATATAAAGCTACTTTAAATATATCTAGTTTTTCAGCGAACTCTATAATTGTTGATAATACTATTCAAATCGAAGAAAGCTCAACGGTAACTTATGCTACTAGAGTTTACGAACCCTACACAGAATCCACAGCGTACACAACACCAGAGTTACGTAGAGTAGGCACAGTAGCAGATACGGTGGATTTGCTTAGTGGGAGGCATACTAAATATATTAGTGATTGGCATAGTTTACAGGCAAGTGATATAACTACGCTTGGAACAACAAGAACGAACGTAGATACGCTTATAGTAGCGTTACCACTTGCTAAAGCAGCAATTACAGGGGCTACGCAAAATGTTTTTAAAGTGCCAAATTTTAATGCCTCTACTTTGTCAACTATAATAGATGACATTCAATATATAGGTCAATATGTTTATAGTGCAAGCATAAACGCAAATTTAGTTTTAGTAATTGCAAAAGGTACGTACGCAAGCCTAGCAGCAGCACAAACAGCACTTGCAGGGACACAAATACTGTATCAACTAGCAACACCAACTACGACAAATTACCTCCCTAGTACTTTAATAAGCGAACCAAACGGAACAATATACACAGAACCTAGCATAACTGATGTAGGTTATTACGGTACAAATATTGCTGTTGCTGACACGGATTATCCTATAAGCAGTTTAGATTGGATTAATAAAATTGATGTTGATACTGGAGCGTTTATACCTGTGGATATTGCAACATGTACCGTTGCGAGTGGTGGATTGAGTTTTACAATTTCGACAGCTACGGTCGATGAGTGTTACGAGTATGCATATAACTACAGTACGGCATTAAGCGTAATACCTAGTTTGGCTTATAGCTATAGCACTAACTTAAAAGCACAGGTGAATGAGACGGTTAGTGCGGTGGAGAGGTTGGACAGAAAGATAGAAGAAAAGTCGGCTAATTTAAAAATAGCTACAGAAGCAGAAGCAGAAGCTGGAACGTCAAATACTGTATTCATGACTCCACTTAGAACAACACAATTAATCGAAAACGCCACATACACAGCAGAAGCAACAACAACACAACAAGTAACCTCTCTACCATCCACAGCAATGAAATCACCTTTTGCATCAGCAGAGTTAGAAGGTAATACTAATACTAATATAGTCACAAATAGTAATTTTACAAGTACTGCTGGGTGGACACTAACCGTAGGTGCTACAGTAAGTGCAGCAAATAATGTACTGAACCTTACAGGCAGTGGCAGCAGTAGCTCTCCTCAAACCTATCAACAGTCAATTATTCCAGTAGTAACTGGCAAAAAAATGTACATCACAGGGAGAGCTAGGGTTACAAACGCAAATTGCCAATATTTATACATAAAAATATCTGATGGCACTGGAACTACTATAACAGGTTCTCCTGCGGTTGTAGCTGCTCCAGTGCCAAATACGTGGTATACATTTTCGGCAATAGCAACTTGTCAAGCGTCACTGAGCGGAAATTTTAGAGTGTATTTAATGCATACCTACGTAGACGCCGCCACAGCAAGCGGAAAAGTAATGGAAGTCAAAGAAGTAATGGCAATCGATATGGGCGTAGACAGCACCAATCCACTTTACAATCTTACAGCAGACCAGATGAACGCACGTTTTGCTAACTGGTTTGATACTACTAAATCCATTGCACCGCAGAGAGTTAAGAGTGTTGGGAAGAATTTGTTTGATAAAAACGATATATTAATTTATGGCAAACGCTTATCTGGAACTGCAAATGGTGCAACAACAACAGATGTGACGTATAACGTAACTGGCTATATGCGGGTAAATCCATCTAGTACTTATTGCAAGACGAATTTTGCTAGTACAGTAGCGTTTTATGATAAAAGCAAAATATTCATATCCGAAGTGTATACAAATCCTTTTACAGTTCCTGCAAATGCGATATATGCTATATCATCCGTACTGGTTGCTAATTTAGATACCGCACAACTCGAACTCGGCTCATCCGCAACAACATACGAACCCTACACAGAATCCACAGCGTACACAACACCAGAGTTACGTAGAGTAGGCACAGTAGCAGATACAGTGGATTTGCTGACGGGGAAGTATGCTAAGAATATTAGTGATTGGTATAGTTTACAGGCAAGTGATATAACAGCGCTAATTACAACAGGAGTAAATGCTGATTATATTCAAACTAACGTTAGTTTTTTACCTTTGGCTAAACCATCTAATGGAACTGTGCAAAATATAATAAAAGTAGGTAATTATCCAGAAACAACTATTGCTCTTTTTGACAGTGCAGACTCACATTGGAAATTCGTATACTCTGAAACCGAAAGAATCGTTATTATATTTCCTAAAGGCACATACGCAAGCCTAGCGGCAGCACAAGCAGCACTAGCAGGGACACAAATACTTTACCAACTAGCAGTACCAACCACCGCAAATTATCTACCTAGCAACCTAACAAGCAAGCCAAGTGGTACATTATATTTAGAGCCTAGCATAACAGATGTAGGTTACTATGGTGCTAATATTGCTATTGCAGATACGGATTATCCAATTGCAACATTAGATTTTATGAATAAAATTGATGTCGGTAATGGTACTTTTACGCTTGTAGATATTACAGCTTGTACAGTGGCTAGTGGTGGATTGAGTTTTACTATTAGCGGGGCAACGGCTGGTGAGTATTACGAGTACGGTTATAACTATAGCACAGAGTTGAGCGTAATACCTAGTTTGAGTTATAGTTATAGTACTAATTTAAAAGCACAGGTGAATGAGACGGTTAGTGCGGTGGAGAGGTTGGAGGAAGCGTTAGACGAACTTTTTACGTCTGCCAGTAATGGGAAAACCGCTATTGCATCGGCTATTGCTGGCATGGGACAATCTGCAAGTGGAAGCGATACTTTTTTACAACTAGCAACCAAGATAGCTGATATATCAGATGATGCAAATGCTGTAGCATCTCATGTATTAGCTGGGGAGACATTCTATCAGGGCGGCAGTAAAAAAACAGGCAATATGATAAGTAAGATTGGTAGTGCAACCGTGATTACTCCATCCACGGTAGACCAAGCTATAGCACAAGGATATTATGGGGGTTTGGCAGCAGATGGAAAAGTGCTGGGCGATGTAGATTTAGTAACAGGAAATATTAGAGCGGGAGTTAATATTTTCGGGGTGGCAGGAAAATCCAGTGTGGTGGAAACTTCTGATGGAGATGCAGTAGCATCAAATATATTAAATGGTAAGAAAGCTTATGTTAATGGAAGTTTAATTACTGGTAACGTACCTTCAAAAACAGGGGATACTGGATCATTGCCTAGCTCAAATATTGGAGGAGCTTGGGATGGAGCATTGGTATTAGGTACACCAAATGGTTTATATAATGGGGAGTGGCACATTCAAATTATAGATAACCTATGGGCTTCTAATATTAAAGCTGGAGTAAAAGTAGGAAATGTTGCAGGATTAGGTATTGTAGGAACATGTGAGCCTAAAGAGGTTACCGCTGGCGATATAACAATGTTTAGTTATGCGCCTAGTAATACCGCATATGGCACTTCATATTCTAGGGTAAGGGGGGCTACAGTTCACATAAAAGGTAGCTATAGGGTTAAGTTCGACCTATCTAGTCAAAATGCAGGAGCTACCGCCTACGGCAGAATATATATAAATAACACACCAGTGGGTACAGAAAGGTCGACAACATCAACTGACTACACTAATTATGTAGAAGACATTATAAATGTAAACCCCGGAGATATCATAGGTATATGGGGCAGAGTTGTAGGCAGTACTGGTGCAAGAGTACAGAATTTTGTTTTAGCCGCTGCTCAAAGTATTGTTCCTGTATATACAAATTAGGAGGGAAAACCATGTCAAGAAAAGTATACTATACCGATGAAAATAGACAAGAATTGATTGACGAAGCCACAGTAAATGGGGAGTTTTTAGTAGAGGATGCTATAACTTTAAATGACGGTAATTATTTAGTATTTGATGATGCCCCAATAGAACCAGAGCAGGCACCTGAGGAACGTATAGCAGAGCTGGAAGTCCAATTAAGTAATGCGACCAGTTTGTTAAACGATGCCACAAGTCTATTGATAGAAGCGGAGGTGCTGTAATTTGAATATTGATGAAAGAAAGTTAAGATTATATAGATTTTTAATTGATATTGGTCGGATTACGATATATGAAGTCCCAGAATTATATAGGATGGAATTGAGTAAGTAATATAAAACAAAACTTTTAATCAAAAATATAAAATGATTTCCCATTTTTACTTGATGAAACCATTATTTTAATTGAAAAGACGAATAAGGATTGGTTAGTTGGGGTATTCTCAAAATAGAGGTTATTACCTCTTTCTTTTTAAAATTACTTGTGAGAGCAAGTTAATATAGAGGTTAGAGACATTCAGTTATGAGTGTCTCTTTTTTATTATTCAAATTTCAAGGGGGAAATAAAATGAGCGAGGTGATTAGTCATTTACTAGGATTCTTAAAAATCTTAAAAAATGAAATGGTTTGGTTGGTCAGTTTGATATTGACTACGTTTTTAAGTGCAATAGGATATCCAAAAGAAATAATCGTTTTTATTTTTGTTTTAGTAATTGCTGACGTAATCAGCAGAATGATGGCAGAAGTTTATAAAAAATATAAAACTATAAGCTTATATTATTTTGTAATTTCATGGAAGGGAGAAGACAAAACCCTATCAAGCAAGAAACTTAAATATGGTCTATTTGCAAAAATATTCTTTTATGGAGTTTTCTTATATGTTGCTAATCAAACTAGCATTATTCCAGAAGTTATTTGTGGTCAAGCAATCAGCACATTTTTGTATAGTATGATTGTTGTAATCGAATTTTCTTCAATTCTTGAAAACTCTATAGACCTTGGGTTTAAACGGTTTAAGCCTATATTGCAATTCTTCAATAAGAAAAGAGATGAATTAGTGGGTGAGAATATTGAAAGAAATGATACTCCTGTTGAATAAAAAATATAAAAGAATGGAAGGTGATTACTTATGATAGATTTAAATAAGTTAAATCCATATGTAAAAATTCTTACTGAAAAGTTTTTAGCTGAGTGTAAAAAACAAAATATTAATGTAACTATTACACAAGGTTTACGAACAATAGCAGAACAAAACGCATTGTATGCTCAAGGAAGAACTACTTCTGGAAATATTGTGACTCAAGCCAAAGGTGGTAACTCAATGCACAACTACGGTCTGGCTGTTGACTTTGCTCCAATAGTTAATGGTAAAATTGATTGGAATGATATTGCATTATTTAAAAAAATCGGGAAAATTGGTCTTTCTGTTGGATTTGATAGTTATGGAGGTGATTGGACTAGTTTTAAGGACTATCCGCACCTTCAGTGGACTGGCGGATTAAGTTTATCCGATTTGAAATCGGGAAAAGTTCCTACTATTCCAAAAGAAGGAGATGATAACGTGGAACATAATACTATGAAGCTTTTTTATTCTGATGGAACTCCAGTAAAGGTTGATAATTATAAGATTGATGGTAGCACATATGTGAATCTTAGAGATATATTATCTGCCAGAGTTAAGTCAATTAAAGTGGTTCAGGGGGATAAAATTTACCTAATCAAACAATAAGGAGGTATTATTTATGGATTACATATTTTATATATTATTCGCAATCACATCTATATTAGCAGTTCTAGAAATTATTAAACTTGTGAAATCTAGTGATGGAAAGTTCACAGAAGATGGTTGGAATAAAATATCAAAAATTGGTTATGAAACTATTGATGAGTTAATAAAATTATACAATTCTAAAAAAGATAGAACGTTATTTATAATAGAAATAATTGATATTATCATGCTTAAAGTTAATAATTTACCAGAAGATGTTAGAGAATTTTTTACTAGAGAGCGAATTGAAATATTTTTTAAACCAGCAATTGGGAGGTTGATTGATAAGTTAGAAAAGAAATAGATGAATACTTTTAGGGGAAGATGTGACTTCGGTTACCTCTTCCCCACTATTTTTTTGCCTATTTTTGTTGTACCCCATTGATTGTATAAAAGGTTGATTTTATTGGGTTTTTAGCCCTACTCTCGCAATGGTTACGGGGTCAGTTTGTTGTACCCCAAGACAATTTTGTGTCAGAAATGAATGTAGGCTTGAAATTCGGGTCTTTATAGTTAATTGTGTATGATCCGTCGGAATTTATTATTACCTCGCTAATTAGCTCTCTCATGAACTTATTATCTTTAATAAATTGAGTATTTGATATATTACATTGTTTTAAAACTACTGAAGCTAATTCTTCTTCGTTTATGAAGCTTTTATTTATACATGCTTGTGTGCCATTTTTTAAACGGTTGTTGCAGCGATAATTTATTTGATTACGTTCTTTCCTACCTTTATATGTGTGGTTGCAATTTTGACAATGGATTAGTGAACTGAATAACATTGATTACCTCCAAAAAATAAAAGCATACTTATAATATGCTTTATTCTATAATATTATTGGTTAAGAAGCAAGTTCAAATTGTAAATCTATAATGTAATTAACCTCTACAGGATGTGTATCTCTAGCGTTTTTCTTTCTAAAAAATTTAAACATGCGTTTGTTATCTTCTATATGTGTGATAAACATCAAATGCATATCTCTTATGAAGTAAACTGGTATTTCACCCAGACCCGCTTTTAATACAACATTAATGCATATTTCATTTTTTTCTTTCCCTTTTGATACTTCAATTTTTTCCAAAAATTTATCCATTGTTTCTTCGTCTAGTTCACTGTTAATATCAAAATCAAAATTAAAGAATTCTTTTAATGATTTTACTTGTGATGCTACATCATACTTTGCATCGTTTAATTTTTCATAATTTTTTATTCGTTTTTCATAACCCTCAATTTCATCATTTAAATCTTTAATTTGTTCTTGATAATCGTTGTCCGCTACATTTCCTCCCGCATATAACCGTAAAAGATTTTTCTTTAATACTTTATTTTCATTTATATTGTTCATCAACTCTTTAATATCTTTGTCATAATTAACTTCTTTTAAATATTTAGAATGTAGTTCAGTTAATTCTTTGCTAAAAACGTTTTTATACTTAGAATACATATGTAGTACGTGTTTCATAATATCATCCAACTCATTTTTATACATCATTGGACTATCGCAAAATTTTTTACCTTTTTTTCTATAAATTTTACATTGCCATACTTCTTTTGATTCTATAGTGTCGTATTTATAAAAATTTCTCCAATATGATGTTTTGTGTTCTGAGCAAATTATTTTTCCAGAATATAAGAATTTATTTTGATACGATGTCTTATCTTCGGATGTCATTTTTTCACTTCTTTGTTTTAAGATATTGTTTGCCTTTTCCCATATTTCCTCGGAAACAATTGGTGGAACGCTTTCATAATCTTTATATGTTATCCATTTATCTGAATTAAAAAACTCTCGCTCTTTTGTAATAAAATCTATTGTTGTTGATTTTTTACCACAATAATATCCCTTATATTTTGGATTAGTAATAATAGATTTTATAGTATTAAACGTAATGGGGTTTCCGTTTCTATTTACAATTTCTTTTTGAGACAGCATATCGGATACTGTCCTTATTCCTTTATTTTGATTTGCATATAAATCGAAGATTTGACATACAATTTCAGCTTCTTCTTTCTCTATTACTAGTTTGCCATTTTCTTTATTATATCCCCATATTTTATTATTCCCCAACACTTTTCCCGAATCGATTGAACGTTTATGCCCCCATTTAACTCTATCTGATATCTTTCTACTTTCTTCTTGAGCTAAACTAGACATTATGGCAAGTTTAACCTCCGAATCTGGCATCAAGGTATTTATTCCATCATTTTGAAATAGCACTCCTATACCGTATTTTAATAATTCTCTAGTATAAAACAAGCTATCAATTGTATTTCTAGCAAATCTACTTACTTCTTTAGTTATAACTAAATCAAATTTCTTATTTCTTCCGTCTTCAATCATTTGGTTAAATGCTTCTCTTTTATTGATTGATGTGCCTGTAATACCTTCATCGATGTATCCTTCTACGAGAGTCCAATTATTACAACTTTTAATATGTTCTTCAAAATAATTAATTTGATTCTTGAGAGAGTTTAATTGATCTAAGGTAGAAGTTGATACCCTAGTATAATATGTAACTCTTAACTGTAAGTCGTAGATAGATTTGCCTAGATTCAAAGTATTTCTAATTGTATATAAGTCCATTCTTCACCTCTGTTACCATATGTATAATATGAGTTTGATAGTTATAATAATATACTATTAATACATGTTGCGTCAATATTTAGATATTATAAAAAAGAAAGTTAAAGCTTTTCAATATCAGCTTTAACTTTTTGATATACATCGTTACTTACTAATCCTGCCTCAAATGCTCTTCTGCTCATAATTAAAAACAACTCTTTTTTAATTTCATTAGGGAAAGGTGGCAGAGATTGATCTTTTTTATCTATTTTGTCTTTAGTGTGTTTTTTAATAATAGGTTCTACCATAAATTATAACCCTTTCACGTTTCATTATTATGTATATTTAAAACAAGCTTAAATAATTACTTTTTTTACTTCTTTTTGAACCATGTGCCATCCAATGCAAATAGCATCCGCCTCATCTTCAGAAGCATCTATATCAAATTGTTCTTTGACAAAATTTTGAGCATTGGCTTTTTGATCCACTCTTTTTTTTCCTTTAACTCCACATGTAGACTTCCATTTTGAAGGTTCTATGATAAAGTACAGCAGCTCTTGTTCATATAGATTGTTTTTCATAACTCCTAATAGTTCTGCTAGAGGCTTATACCCCTGTAAATTACCTTGATATTGTATTTGTTCTATTGCTACAATTTCAGCTTTTTGATTTTTAATTAGGTTGTTAGCTTCAGTTTTTAGTTTAAATATTCTCTCATCTGAATTTTCGATCTCACTAAAATCTAAAACTCCGTGATTAATTAAATTCTCATTATCGAATACCGAATATCCTGTTTTGTTGGTTGACTGGTCGAACGAAATTACTCTCATTTTTACCTCACTATTTTATATTTTAGATTTATTCTTTTTCATTATTGAACCAGATTGCGTAGTCTACTTTAAATATATCTCTTAGATAAATATAAATGTGGCAACCGTATTCATCTTCATATTTATAGAGTCTTTTACCATATTTACTTTGGTTATATAAATATTTTTTCGTGAACTTAACATTCCTTTTTATATTTTCCTTAACACTTTCCAATGTTAAGTTCCAATTACCCTGTTCAACGATTTCTTGCCAACAACAAAGTTCATCTCCATTGCAACAATAAAAATTTTCGGTCATGCCATAGTTGGTAAACTTTTTTAATAAGCTAGGTAGAACATTTTTATTAAACACTTCTGGTTTTAAAAGCATATCTTTCTCTCTATAAAAACTCAATTGTCTTTCAAGCAATTTTTTATCTATCATATTGCAATACACTCCTCTCCTTTTATATTTTAAATTATTGTTGTTTCAATTCTTCTTCCGTTTCTTCTACCCATATATCCCATTCTTGTTTAGATTCTTTTAAAGATTTTTTAGGTAATTTACCCCGTCTCATTAATTGCATTTCTTTTAAAGATTCTTCCAACGATTCTGCTACGGTACAATATCTCTCATTTAAATATTTATCTTTATACAAATACTGGACTACTTCCTCCATATTGCCACATGAATTACAAATGTAAGTTATAATTACCGCATTGGTTCCTCTTTTTGTACAACTAAATATGCCTGTGTTACAACTGCCGCAATTACATTGTAATTCGAAACTCTCCATGTTTTTCTCCTATCTCTATAAATTTGTATTTTAATTGATTAATCACATTATAAATTGAATAAATTTTTATTAATTCCATTAAATATTCTATATTTTTATCTACTTTATCAACTACAATATTTGCGTCACAATCTTCATCAACATCAATGATATCAATTCTTTTAATATACCATTTTATTAGCTCTTCAAAAGATATACTGTGACAATAATCTCTACTGTAAAATGTAACGCTATCTTCATCAATAAAATTACAATCCTTACCATAGATTTCTACATCTAAATACTCGCATATCTCTCTAATCCTATCATAATTAATCATACATTTATCCTTTAAATTTATATTTTAGTTAAAGTAGCCTGAATCTTTTTACGTATGGGTGTGCTTCTTCTCTTGACATTATAGGAAATCCTAATACAGTTTTAGATTGTGGCGGTACCTCTGTATGTCCATTATCTATAATTAGTTTAGCATTCGGCAATTTTTCATATACTTTAATTATTTCATTTTCATTTGCTTTAAGTACTACTTTTTTAATCGCTATTTTTAGCCATTGTTTAAACTTTTCTTCATGTTGGTCACGTAACGCAATTAACATAGCTGCATGACTTACTTGTGCTGCAATTTTTCCTGCCGACATATTTAAGTCTTTATTAACTATAAAATATTGTATCAGCTCATTATTATCGTTCATATTATCCCTTTCTTATTTTATATTTTGTTTAACTGTCTGCTAAATCTTTCATCTTTTTATTGCCATTCATATTCTTTTATTTCTTTTAAACAATTTCTATAATAACTCGTTGCATTTTTATTCCCATCACTAGTATTTTTAATATCGTTACAACATAAGCATCTATAATACCCCATTTCTTCTTCAACTTCTTTTTCTGATAACTCTATTATCATATCAGAAGTATAAAGTTTGCCACAGGTACAACAACACCTAAGTTCATCTTCCTTTATTCCTAGTTGTTGCTCAATTACTTTTGATATATCACCTAATATTAAATGTTTCTCGATGAGTATTTCTGCTAATTCTCCATCAAAAATATCTGAATCATACCAAGGAAGAGTTTTCCAATAATTATATAATTCTTTACTGTTTGTGATAATACATGCTTTTCCAAAGGCTGCATACCAACCACTTGTACTCGTATTCATCGGAATACCATCCTCAGCAAATGTGTCTATGCTCCAGTACTCATGAATACGAATAAGTTGATTTCTAAATTCCTTTAAAAAATCATATGTAATTAACTGTTTAATGTTTTTTGGTATTTGATATTCAACATGAATATCATCACTATTTCCTAAGATTGGCATACTGTTTTATTCTCCTTTTATATTTTCCTTCTCTATATTTTTATCATGGTTACTTATACAATTATCTTTACATATATCTTCATTCCAATCATATTGATGTTTACATACTCCCCAATCATCTAATTCAAAATGAGAACATTGCTTTTGTTGTTTTAATTGATTCTTATTCATGTAACTTCTCCCCTTAAATCAAGACTATAATCATCTTTATAATAATTGTAGTCTTTTAATATACTGTTGCGTTTCTGACTTCCGCATTACTCCTAACCCGACACATGTTAAACTTCCAGTAGGTATTTCAGTCAATCCTAAATCTTCAATATAGTAAAATCCCTCTTCTTTAAGTTTTAATAAATCTTTAGTCTTACCTCTTAATATAATTTTCTTTTGGTTGTGGTTTGTATACCACTCTATAAATGTTTTCTTTCTTTCCACCCATAGTTTATTTTCTTGAAAGCACAAACTATCAAGTGAAATAATGGTCGCAACATGAGCCACTTGACCAGCTATTTTACCGACAGACATATTTAATTCTGAATTTATTATGTAATATTGAACTAATTCGTCTCTATCCATTGCTATTATCCTTTCTCATAGTTTATATTTTGATTAAAAGTGATTTTTTATTGAAACTTTGTTGTATTTCCCAATCTTTTTTATACATCCATTTATATCCACCAGACTGTTTATATTCGCCTTTACAAACTTCCGAAATATGATATGCTCCAGTTTCACTTTTTGCTTTTCCAACACTGTCATACTTATTAATTATTTCACCTGTATTTATATTTAATTGTACTACTGGGTTTGATTGTTGATCGAATTTTTTATATTTACACCAATCTAATTCATCACCTTGTTTTAAATATTTAGTAATAGTTTTTCTACTTAATTTTATTTCTTTGCTAATATCTAAAGTATTATTCATACCACTATTCCATAAATCACAGACCGATTTCACTAACGAATTACAAGCAAATTCATGACACCTTATCCAATCAATTCTTGATAAATCAAATATATTTATTATTTCACTATCTAATATATTAGTTTTTATGTATTGTAAATTAGGCGACTGTGCATCAATAATTATATAATTTGTAATTCCGTTTATTTTGGCAATACATTCTTTTATTTCATCATTTTCTCGTTCTTCTTTTAGAGTCCTTAATGAATTAGGAAAACTTTTTTCATAATGTTGGTTGCCGTGTACCTCAATTATAATATTTTTATTTTCAATATAAAAATCGTATATCTTAGTACCATTAAGCTTTGTATTTGTATGTTCAATGTTTTTACTCCAGCTAAAAACATGTTCTGTTGTGAATTCAATACCTAACTGAATTAAAACATTATACATAAATTTCTGGGCATAACTCACCCCGTCAGAACACTTAGGGCAAGACAAACCTCGTTTACTAATATTATTTATTGATTTGTTTATTATTATATTTTCGCATTTGTCGCATTTCCAATTCACAAATACACTACTTGCTTGAGTATATTTAAACCCATCATTTTTATCATGCAGCAAATTAGCTAAACTAGGATTAGTTGTCCACATATCATTAATTCCTATTTTAACTTTTTTGTTAGAGCATATAGGACATTTACGATTGGCTTTTAAATGATATTCATCCATTTTCCCTATATATTTACATTGCAAACATTCATATTTATAGCCTTTAATAGTATGTTTCCCATGGTTAATCCTAATTAGGTTTAATATTTTTATATTACCATTGATTACATCATTAATATTATACTTGTATTTATGTGTTATGTTTTCCAATTATATCCTCCCCGTCAGGAGGGTAGCTACCATTAATTACACGTGTACTCCATTTGTTTTATATTTTAGATTATTATAATTGATTTAAATTTTCAGCTTCTTTTAACCACTGCTTTATTTTTATAAGCTTTTCTTCTGAGAAGAAATCTTTGGATCTAAGCCAAGCTTCTATATCTAACTGTCTTTTACTACTATTACACCCTTTACATGATGGAACGCAATTATTTATTGTATTAACTCCATTGTGTATTACATGTTCTTTATGTAATTGTTGTCTATATTTTTCTTTGTGGTCTTGTTCGCTAGTTCCACAATAAGCACATTCATGATTAAAATAATCTAAGCAATATTTCCATTCTTTATTATTTATTTTATGATTTTTGTTTCTTCTTTTTTTACTATATTCATTAACTTTATCACGATGTTGTTTTTGATACTCTTTGGTATATTCTAAGATGTGTTTTTTATTATTTTTTCTCCACAATTCATCTTTAGTTGATTCTCTTTCTTTATTTCTTTGTTTCCATTGTCTTTGAGATTCTCTTGATTTATCTAAATTTTTCTCTCTATATATTTTTTGGTATTCATCCCTACAATGCTTACATGGTTGCCCCAGTTTTCCATTTACTTTGTAAAAATATTCCTCTGTTGCAGGTTTGTATTCTCTGCATTTAGTACATTGTTTTAATTCTTCCAATTCTTCACCTCCTAAATTACAATAGAATCACTCTTTTATCGTAAAATACGTTTCTACAGCCCTACTCTCCCAAGGGTTTCAAAAATGGAGAGTCTTGAAAATCATAAAATCTTGCCAAAATTAGGTTTTCCTCATTATTTAAGCATTTGGAACTCAAAACCTAATATTAGTCCGACTGTAAAGCATAATAAAAGCAAAATAACGTATTTTAAGTAATTACTCATGTTTTTCTCCTTATTTTATATTTTAGATTAAATAATTTCTAACTGATTGCCAATTCGATATTCTTAAACCTTCCCATTGTTCGTTCCATGCTTTTACTCCACCAAAACACATTTTTAATGTAGCATCTGAAGAATCAAGGTTGCTTTTAACGTCATCAATAAAAATTGCTCCCTTACCCATCTTTACTATTTCTTTTGTCATTTGAACTCCATCATTGACAAGCAAAACCGAGTTCTTTATAAATGGTAACTTTTCCTTTATAAATAAAGATTTTCTGAAGATATTTGAATATGTACCAATCGAGGCTATTATTATTTTATATTTCTCATTCAATTCCTGCAGCACTTCATAGGCATCTGGCATAAACTCAAGCACATGGAAGAATTCAAATGAAGCAAACATATCATCAATTCTATCAATTGCTAGTGGACATTCTTCTCCAAAATTCCAGAGCTTATTGTTTAGATAATTAGCTGGCTTAAAACCATCTACTCTTTGATATCTCATATTATAAGCGTCACAATATGCTTTGGATGACTGGGTGATTGTATCGTCGAAATCGACAAACAAATTATATTTCATATTATAAATCCTCCAAAATCAATTCTTTAAATCGTGGCAGCCCTTCTACCCAATCACAAAAATAATGCCACTCTTCAAGTTTATGGTTTTTGCGTTGGTCATAAATAGTCTTTAGTTGCAAATAGTTGGTCGTGATTCTTTTAGTTAAATTTAAACCTTCTGGAGTATTTGATATAATCCATTGAAAAAGCTCTTGTTTTCTATCATTGTCTTGGCATGTATTATAGTGATCTATATAAAAACGTAAAATATCTTTGATTTGTTTGCTTACATATTTATTGCATTGCTTATCTAAATCCATTTTTGTAATTCTATGCATTGTAGATTGGCTGCTTATGACATCATGAAAATGATACCTATCCCATTGCAACCAAAAGTATTGAGGCATTTCTACATCTGCTTGGACTACAACTCCTTTAAATGCACAATTATGCCCCGAGCCTGCCTTAGCATGACCTAATATTTTAGCTCTTTTTAAGTCTTTTTCTGTAAACACTTCATTGTTTTCGCCAGTAAATATATCGTTAAAATCTTTGACCTCAATCGACATTGGATAACCACTTGCTATTATTGATTCTTCTAACCCGTAAACTTTTACATTAAATATATTCATTATATATCCTCCATGATTATAATTGCCTCAGCTTCACATTTACAAAGTTCTACGTTTTTTATTTGATATAATGCATTATTTAGACTTTGTATAAAAACTTCTTCATCTCTTGCTCTAATGATTCAAGACACATGTCTACTATGGAATCAAGGTGTTTTTGTGTTGGCTGCCTTTTACACCTTTTAAAATACCACTTCTTACATTCTTGGATGATATCTTCTTTATTGTTCATTTTATCACCTCAATTTTATATTTTATTTATATGTATTTAATCCTAAAACTATTTTATTTGCTAATTCTTCAGTTAAAATTTTATCTGCAACCATGCAGCCATATTTATCTCTAATACAATAAGTTAATGCTGTGCTGTTTGGAAACATTTTATATCCTTCTACTTTATACATAATTTACTCTCCTTTATTCAGATGCTTTAGGCAATAGACTCCATAATTCAATATCATTATTATTTTTATAATCAATAAATCCGATTACATACCAATCTTCAACATCACAACTATGAACAGGATTCTTGTAATTATCAATATAATTTCCATCTTCATCTAGCCATCCCCATCCAATTTCATCTTTAAATTCTTCTACGTCTGTTTCTGATCCTATCCATATATAAGGTTTCATAATTTTAAATTCAGCAAAATTATTAAATCTTTTATCAATAATCATGCAAAGAAACCATTTTTCAGAATTATAAATTGCTTCTTCTTTTAAATCTTTAGTTGTGCATTCTTCTGTTGGAAAATCAGTACTTAGAAAATTATAAATATCTTTAAAGTTTTGTATTGGCATTTTTGTACCCTTTCTATAATCCCTCAATTTTAATCTCACTTTTCTTAAAAATATCATTATAGCCTTAGATTCAATTTAATATTTTACCAAATTTCATTTTGCAAGTTAAAAACTCTTCTGTAACTATTACCTCTTAAGCTAAATTCATTGTTTTTCCTAACTTGCTTATTACTCCACTTTTTATAGAATCTCTTTGTATTAGTAGAAAACCATGCTCTAATTAAATAATAAGGCTTTTCTTCTAAATATTTATTCTTTTCCCATACAGTCCAATACACAGAATTTTTAAGTTTTTGAAGTTTATATTTGCCATATAGTTTATTTTTATAATAATTATCTTTGTTTTTAAATTGTTTTTTGTGGTTTTTAAGTTTATTACAATGATAATCATTATCTTCTAAAATATTAATACATTCATCTATTCGCCATTGATCCATTTTCCAATATACATCTTCGCTTGTATCAGAATCATCATAAACCCATTCTCCATCAAAACAAAAAGGCTCTTTTTGCAAATTTCGATATGCTTCTAATTCATTCCAGTCAGTATATAATTCTATTAATTCTGTTTGTCTATTTATAAAATCACCTACTTTTATATTTATTAGGGACTTTGTTTTAATTGAGCATTACTACATCTAAGTTATCAGATGCTTTATATAATTCTTCTAATGAATATATAAGAATCTCTGATTTCTTATAATCAAAATCATCCTTGCAGCAATCATATATCTTTTGTTGCGCATCTTTTTTATTCTCTGCTCTCACCAAAAAACTATAACCATAGTTGAGACAAGGAACATTTATTTCAGCCATATAATATTTCATTACTGATCTCCTTCTTATATTTCATTCAAAATAAATTTTTATTTGGCTATTCGCTTTCTCCATTTATTATTTTTTTTTCGTAAGTTTTGAGAATACTCGGTTAAATAATTTTTTAGTGGTTTTATTTCTTTTAATGATGTAAAGTTTAAAGTTTTTATTTCAGTTGCACCAAGCCTATCCCAACTTTCTTCTCTATGCCATGATGCTAATATCGGGTATTCGTCAGCAGAAGGTACTAATGTGTTTTCATTGACGTTATTCAATAAAAATTCTTCTAACTCGGATACATTTTTTATTAAATAGTTTTCTTCGTCACAACTTTCATTCTCATAATCTTCATATCTAACGTCTAAATCATTTAATATATCATATAAAGTTTCAAACATTGGGATATCTCCACCACAATAATTTTCTGCACCGTGTTTTAGAAACCATTTCAATAGCTTAGTAAATTCAGAATGATTGTTGATTATGCATTGGTTTGTGCTATGTGTATAATCTTTTAATGCCATTATTTTTTATCCTCCAAACACTCATTTATAACATTAGCTACGGCTAGTGACATTTTAGATTTAAACACTGCGTCTTGCTTTAACTCATTGCTAACCTTGTCAAATAATCCATCATTATTGTTTATAATTGTTTTAGCAATTTTATGTGAAAATCCAGTCTTGATAGCAGCTTTAAAATCATCCAGTTTAATAACATCGTTAAAACTATCTGCTATAATTTTCTTTAATTCTGCTGAATTCTCATTTATTACACTCGTGACAATTTTAACTAAAGGACTATCATATTTTGTAAGTGATTCTTGAATAGCCTTTTGAATAGATGCTTGTGCCGTTGATAAAATATCTTGCTCAAGAGTAATAGGCATATGTTTTTGATTTACTTTAGTATTAATTTCATCGATAGTTTTAGTTAATTTTTCTACCAACAATCTATTCTCTGTTTTAATATCTGAAACAGTTTTATATAATTGGTCTATTGTTTTTTGCTCTGCGTTTGTCATAATTTTATATCTCCTTTATTAAAATAGAACTTTATTCTAAACTAGTTTCTATATCATATATAAATTGTTTCGATTCTAAATATTTATATCTATTGTGCATTAAATTATCTATTGCCTTTAGTATCTTTTTGCTTTCTCAAAATTTCCATATATACATTCAACATAATGCCATTCAAGTAGCCTAGTGAGTGTATCAGAATAGGTAATATGCATCACGACCTCCTAAATTAATAATTTGAATAGTCCTATGAGTAAAGCTGCTGGTAATAACATCCACGCAATCATAGATAATATTATACTTGTCCATATAACTACTATAACTAAACAACCAGCCCAATAAACAATTTGATTCAATAATTTCAATAACCATATTTTAATTTTTGTAACCATGTTTCTCCTTTCTCATTTACTGAATAAATCTTTGACTTTTGCATATAATAAATTGGCAACTAAAGTTTCTGCAAGATTATCTTTTTATTGCAGGATAGAAGAGAAATCTTCTATCCTTTTACTCAAACTTACCCTTTGAATAAAACCCGAATTTCATCAAAATTTATCCATTCTGACAGCCCCATAGAGCGATTATTTTAGGGAGGGTAATATACTTACTACCCTCTAAAAAGTGCAACGTCAATTAATTTTTGCCACCAAGTTCTTTTCTCTATAAAATTTGCATCTCTGCTTTCTAAAATCGAAATTACAAACTCTATTCCATTAATAAATGAATCATTCCAATCTGACGACTTAGATTCATCAACCAATGTTTCATAAACTGTTTTAATGTCAGCCATTTTTTCTTCATAAGTTAATTCACTTAAAGGTTTATTCATTGAATTCACTCACCAGTCTTTTATATTTTGCTTAATTAACGTATTCCTATAAACTTCCCATAAAAACTTTCGTATTCTTGTTCCATAATTTCTCTTTTAGCTTTAGTGATTTTATCTTGTAGCTCTGGATATTTTTCTTGCAATCTTCTTCTTGTTCGAGATATGCTCTCAAAACTTTGTTGATACTTGATAAAGTTTTCTTTTGTGAATTGTGCATCTAGGATTTTCTCCATAAAGTATGTATATAGTAAATGATCATTGCTTTGTGTTTCTGGGTAATTGATTAATAGTGCGTGTACTCCTTGTTCAACATATTTAAAATTCATAATAGCCTCCTTTAATTCGTACTTCCGAATCCTCCAGTTCTTTCTCCAGTTGCATTATCATTATCTACGGTTAAAAACTTTTGGAATACTCCTTGCCCAATTCTATCTCCTTTTTTTATTTCAACGTCATATGGGAAGAAGTTATAAAATCCAAACATTATTTCACCTTCGTTGCTTTCGTTGTCAAAATAATCACTCTCAATGCAGCCTACTCCATTACTTAAAACCAATCCTAGCTTGAATGGATTGCTTGATCTATTGTACATGAATAACCCTTCATCTTCTGGGAAATATGCTTTAATTCCTGTGTGTATTAATGTTGGCTTAATAGGATTAAAGTCTTCTAATCCCTTAAAAAAATTAATTAGATTATCAGTCATCTGTTTCCATATAGAAGGTATTTTTATGTCCTCGGCACTTTCGAAATCATAGCCAACCGAATGAGCAGTTGAACGTTTTGGTAAATTAATATTCATGTCTTTATATTTAGAAACTACATCGAAATATCTAGTCATTGTTTTCCTCCGCTTTTATAAATAATTGGCATATACATTCCTGTGTTTCTCTGAAATCCAAGCAAGGGCATAATGAATTATCATCAGCTAATAGCCTACAAGGACAATGATTCAAGTTTAATTTTAATTTCTCTCTTATTTGTTTAACCTTTTCTTTGTCTGGATTTAATATAACTTTCATTAAAACTCCCCTTTTATGTATATTTTTTGATTGCTTGTAGCCAGTTTAATTCCATATTGTATATTGTTTTCTGTTTTTAAATCTTCTTTGTACTCCCCGCACTTTATATAATCACAAAGATTTTTTATTCCTGTTGGTATTTGCTGTATTTCATATCTAGTCCATAGCCATATATTTTTATTAGCTATTTTTAGTCCTCTAATGAGAGATATTACTTCATCATGATTTTGATTTAAAGGTTCTCCTCCTAATATCCAAACGTGTTTTATTAAAGTATCAAACCTTTTTATTTTTTTTATTATATCCTCTAAAACTAAGGGGGAGAGGGGGACTCCTAGTGAGAAGTCCTTTAACTCTGGATTATGACAACCTTTACACTTTCCATTACAACCTGATAAATATATTTCAAAACTTTCGGTATCTAAACTATACTGAGTTGATGCCATATTCATTATACTTCACCATACCATTGACGATTTGGATAATCTTCTTCTCGTCTAGTTTTATGCCAGTTTTTTACATTAGTTAAGAATCCAACCACTCTAGTATAATTATTTACTATTTCCTTCCCACAAACTTCACATAAATCTTTTTTACCAACACTCATATGACCTTCTTCGCATTCTTGTAGATTATAATTTATGGCGTGATATACAATTCCCATCTTAGCAGAAGTCCTAATTAATTCTTTTATTTTATTTTCGTCTTGTATTGGCATATCAACATTAATATGACATATAGCTCCTCCACTGAAATGTTTATCAAACATCCCTTGAAGTGATATTCTGTCTAATAAGTCGGCGTTTGTAACAAGCGGTATAAATTGATTACTATAAATATTATAAGTACTTTGATATCCTAATAATTCATCTTTTTGCGCTAACTTAATACTTAAATTTTCGGCTGGAACTTGTTCACAGTTGTGAGGAGAGTCATATTGCTTTTCAAATTTTTTATTTGCAGTATTAATGGCGTCTAATATGTCTAAAACAAATTGCTGACCTAATTCATTTAATACATCCATTCCCATGATTTCGACACATTCGTTCATTCCATTTACACCAACAGTTGAATATTGTTTTGATAGCTCCATATATCCAAGTGTATATAATGGTAAATTTCCGTTTTCAATTCTTTTTTTAACTATATGTCTTTTAGCGTTGTTGATTTTTGCACAAATTTCTATATATTTCTTTAAATTTTCAAAAAAGACATCTCTATTGCCATTAGCCTTAATAGCAAGTCTTGGAAAATTAATTGAACAAACTCCAAGAGATCCTATTTTACTACTACCGCTTCCAAAACTATTAAAATACTCAGATTTTTTTTCGCTACGGAGTCTACAGCAAGAAGATAATGTTGAGCTGTCTCCACAATATATATTTATAAATCCAAATTCTTTATTTTGATTTGCAACAAACCCTAGAAATTTTTCATCTTTAATATTATTCTCTTTGTCTATGCTAAAACATGCAGTAGTAACTGGAAAAGTAATAGGAGTTCTCTTCATTTCTTCATTCATAATTGTCAAAAATAATGTCTGTAGTTTCCCTATGATATTAATATCTGGATAATTTCCATCTGGAAACAAATAATCCTCACATATCTTTTCTAAAAAATATTTATCATATATGCTAATATTGGTAAATGGACTTTGATTTGCTCTCATTGGTTGATTAACGGTATATATAAAAGATATTAAATTTTCTTTAATATATATCCAGCAATCTTCTTCGGAAGCAAACTTAAAATGGGAATCTCCACAATTATCTAATATTTTCTTAGCATAATATGAGAGTATAACTAACATGTCGGCTAGTCCTGTAGCTCCCAATGTTGAATTAGAGGCTATCGTTGTGAACTGTTCAAGCTGAGATTTAAATGACAACAAATGTTTTGGAGATACAGATTTTATTTTTTTAACCATTGGAAGTCCATTTGTCATTACGTCATATGTTGAATAATTAAAACAGTAAGGCAATCCCGCCGCTATACCATGAAAATCATGAATATAAATATCTCCGCTTAATTGCATTTCAATAATCTCATTTGCCAATCCTAGTCCATACAGTCTCTTTAATTCTTTCCATAGAATATAATAACTGTTCAGTTTAAAAAATGGTTTTGGCATCTCGGTATTGTAAGCGATTACATCAACGCTATCAACATTCGCATTTGCGTCTATTGAAGCATCTGCTGTTGTTTTTGAAGAAAAGAATTTTTTACTAAACTTAGACATATCAGTTTGTTCGCCGATTCCTTCTAAGTCAAATAGTTTTTGATTATATTTACCTTTTAAATACATCATTAAATCGTCAAATTCTTGTTCATATGTAACTTTTAAATACATTAAATAACCTCCTTGATGTCTATAATCTCATTATTTTTAAATATTAATGGCATATTTATTTGATTTGCTTTTGTTGCCTTTTTAACTATTTCATTAGATTCTTCACTACTCAGTGATTCTAAAAGTTTATATTCAAAATCTATATTTTTGCTAGTTAACATATTTTTAATCACAGTGCATCTACTACAACCTTTTCTGCCAATTATTAGATACATTAATTGTCTCCTAAGTTTATTTTAATTTTTCTTTTAATCCCTCTTTAAAATCTTTTAATAACATCATTACTTCAATTCCAATGTCTTTGTTATCTAATCTTTCATTAATAAATTCAAGATAATATTCGTCTACAATTTCTAATTTTATAGCTTTGGCAACACTAAACATATAGTCCTCCTGTTTTATATTTTAGTTTAATGAATTTCTTTAGAAGAATTAGTTTTTGTATTGCTCATCAATTGCAACATCTCTAAACCACGAATAGAATCTAATACTAACTCTCCAGAAGAATAAACTAATCCGCCAATATCATTTAATGTTTTTTCCGTGGCATCCTGCAATAGATAATTATAAATTTTTGTCAATCTTGTGTTTACCATCTTCAAATCTTCCAATACGGCATTTCTAATACTCATAAACTTATCTCCTCTTCGTATTAAATTATATACTATTTATCAGTAAAGTCAATAACTATTTTATATTTTAGTTTATTGACTTTTGAATGAAAACAGAGTTTAATCGAAATCTTCTTCTGAAAAACTTACGCCAGCGTCTTCAAGTTCACCTTCAAGGTAATTTATATATGCTTTCATTTCCCTTTTATTAGACTCTAACTTTTTAACTTCACGTTCTATGTTGTCTATCACATTTTTAAGGTCATTAAAATTAGTTACCCATTCTCGCAATTGCATAATGTTCTCCTCTCTACATTTCTAAACATTTTAAAATTTCAGTAAGATTATCCTCAATTACTTTGGCAATTTTACTTAACTCATCTAATTCATTGACATATAAATTTCCTTGAAATAGCTCCGCATCAAACTTTACTATATATTCTTCTTTTGATTCTTTTAAATTTTCTGTATATATCTTTTCTTTGCTAATTGATATTGGCACTTTTCTTTCCCAAATATTAAATACTATTTCTTTCTCATAAATAATTATTTCTAGATCTGCATATTTTGGATCTCCAATAATTTTTCTTATCTGTTGAATTATGTTTATCATAGCTTCTCCTTTTAATTATGGCTAATTTACCATATTTAAACCTCTCGAATTCGATAGGTTTAAATCATATTTTTCATGTCGTAATTGTCTCTTATGTAGTCTACTAGCTCGTTCATTTTGGAAATTACATGCTCATCATTTTTGATACAAGGGTGCAAGTGCAGCATACAGGAATTTTCTTTACCCTTAGTTCTAAAATATTGATAGTTGAAGTTTATAAATAGTAAAGGAATTTCTGTAAGATTTTTAGTAAATAGTCTTTTAAGCATGGCTTCTCCTTTCATTTAAATGATTATATTTTAATTTAGATAAATTATTTTTTACTACAAAATTAAGACAGATTGTTTTTTTAGTGTACTTAAATACTGCTTTCCTTTTTCAGTTATAAAAATGTAGTCATTGTCAATCTCTAGCCTTCCAATAAGAACATTTGTCTCGATTAAGTCATCCAAACTCACATTAGCATTAAAGAAAAAAGTGCTGGCATATTTAGTGTTTAAATTATCAATCAATGCCCCAATCGTTATTCCACCTGATGAACTAATAATATCGAACACACCGCATGTTTTTTCTTCTAGCATTGTTACACACATATTATACCTCCTTATATTTAAACGATTATATTTTCATTAAATTGATTATTTCGCCTTAATTTAGTTGATTTCCTATATTCTTTATCTCATCTCTAACTTCTTTTAATATTTCTTTAAATTCCTTCAATGTAACTAATCCTTCTTTATCTACCTTTTCAGCTACAAATAGCTTAGATAGCTTTTCAAGCAAGTTATCCCAATTGCCAAAATACCCTTCAGATGTCCATACTACCGTTTTCTCTTTTGTGGTTTTATTTACACTAATGCCTCTTCTTTGTAGTGTGAATTGCTTATCCTCTACATCTACTCTGTAATCGTCTGTAAGTGTTACTGCTCCCATAATTTGCTCTCCTTTTATATTTTTATTTAATCTAAATCTCTTTTGTCGCATTGTTTTTCTTCATCCCACCATCCTCCAGCTTGTTCTTGAGGTGAGCATGGGTTATCTTTTCTTTCTTCAAGTATATCTAAATAACAGTCTGATTGTGATTTTCCATTATATAAACTTTTTCTATAAGCTTCGCTCCAACATTTTTCACACATCAGTATTTTCTCCTATCTTTATTGACTTTTGACTAATATATGCTATAATAATATTACCTTGACTCCCTACAGGGGTTCAAAGTACATTTAAGATTTATGATTGGAGTGTGGAAGTATATCACACTCCAATTGTAGTTTTGTATAAAATTAGGATTTGGTTTAATCTATAATTTTAATGTTTTTCCTTCTATCCATTTCTTCTGCTCTTTTATATGCGTCATCTAAATTATTATATAAACTCTTTGAATCATCTATAAAACAATAATTATTGTAATCTATTCTATAATTCCATATATTTGTAAAAGAAATAGACGATATTTTAGTTTTCACAATCCTGATTTTCCCAAATCTTTTATAAACATAATACACTGTTTGAAATGTATAAAATTTAGGAGTATATACCTTTTCTTCTCCATCGTTTTCTATAACTAGCTTTATATTCATATTTTCTCCCCTCTTTTTATTTTTATAAAATTCTGTTTTTATCTTATTCTTCAGACTCAAAATATGATAAATCTTCGCCAACAAATGAGTCTAATATATTACATATATTTTTAATAAAGATGTTTGAGTATGACTTTATAAAATCATCTAAGTTGCAAATTTCTTCATTGTCCCAATTTATACTACACTCATCTGTCGCAAGAGACATTCCGCCCATATCTTTATTCCCCAATAACTTTGTTTCTTCAACTATTTCTAAAATAACTTCATCTAAATCCCAACCTTCTTGTTGTTGTAGAAAATCTTTAACTGCCATTAGTGTTTTTTTATTTGCTCTCATGATTCTTCTCCTTTTTGTTAAAATTTTGGATTTATCTTATTTTATATTTTGTTTATTTAAGTAGCTTAATATATGTACAATTACATCTACTGTCCAACCATTACCTATACATTTATAAGCTTCAGATATTGGAATACAATTTGTATATCCTTCTGGCAGCGTTTGCAATCTCTCACATTCTAATCTTGTTAATTTTCTTATATTTTTTTTAATAAATTCATCATTATCATAATTAACAAGTATGTCACTTTCATTTTCTCCAACGTAATATAGCCCCGTTTTTGCACCTCTGCCGCCGCCATTAGCCGACAAACACACTGATTTACCACTAACCGAATAAATTCTATCTCCTTGACCTCCTGTATTAAAATGCCCTAATCTGATAGGCTTACTTCTTAATACAAAATTGTCTACTTTCTTTTGTAACCAATGCTCAAAGCCCTTAACGGTCAAACCTTGTTTTCCACTAACGGTCAAACCTTGTTTTCCACTAACGGTCAAACAATAAGCTTTATTAGATAAAGCTAACCCGTCTTCTAAAATATCTTGCAATATTATATTTTTATCATCTGGTTGTTCTATTTTCCCAATATTAGTCCAATAACATCTCAACCTTTGTTGTGCTGATACTAGCGAAGAATTTATTAGAACTGGTGACACGCCTAAATCATTGGTAATAACGTCCTCCCATTCCTTTTTCATTCTCACATTTTCTAACATGAATGACACATTTGGATTATTATTTTGTTGTACCCATTTTAGTATTCTACTATATTCATAATATAGTCCACTTTTACCGTCAAATCCAGTCCTCAGACCAGCGTTACTAAATGTCTGGCAGGGACTGCCTCCAATAAGTATATCTATCTTAGGTAAATTTGATAGTATCGTATTATCAATTAAAGTAATATCTCCTAATTGAATGATATCTGGATAATTATTTATAGCTACTTTTATTGGATTTTGTTCAATTTCACTGGAGTAATATTTATCAACTTTTATTCCCATTCTATCGAATGCTACTCTTCCACACTCAATTCCCCCAAACAGACTTAATACATTCATTGATGTACCTCTCTTTTATATTTTATTTCATTAAAATTTCAGTTTTATTCTATATATTTTAGTTTCTCAAATGTGTCTAAATCAGGGTTTGCGGTCAACAATATCTCCCATAATGCCGATACGTAGTCTGAATTATCATCAAAATATAGGACATTATTTGCAATTCTATAAACTTCATCTAACTTTTCTTTGATATCTAGCATATTTACCTCCATAATTATTCTCTACAGGCTCTAACAATCATTGCAATGGCTGCACCTAAGCCTAACAGTGGGATCCATCCAAAGAACATAAATAGTTGTAAAGTAGTGGCTGTATTATTGTCCATTGTTTACTCCTTTCAATGAAAATCATCATTTATTTATATCTTCTTCACATTTCAGACATATGTGTTCACACAATTGAGGCGGTATAACACCTCTATCTTTTGCATTTTTTAATCCTTGCGTGCCAGTTCTTGATCCTCTTGGCGCAGCTTCATGGCAAGGATCTCCATTCTTGCACATTGGTTTGAAATTTGGTTCGTTAACATTAGTCCATATATCTGTTGGCTTCATTCTTGTGTCGCCATACTGACAATATGTAACTGTATATCTTAGTAACTCTTGCATAAACGGCATCTTTCTTAACATGCCCCTCGGATTCTCAATAAAATAATATTTAGGATTTAATTCTCTAATTAGGTTTATAGTATGTATTACTATTCTTTTCGCAAGTTCTGCTTCTTCGTTTTTAGAAATTACATTATTACCATCTTTAATCCAATTTCTGCCTATTGAAGCTACACTAAATTTTGTACAAGGTGGGCTTGCCCAAATAACATCTGGTCTACCAAATTTCTCAATTATCATTTCAGCAGTCAAATCCATTACATTAATACACAAATCTGGATTCATTGATTCTTCTAAATCAACTGTATATGCATCGTGACCTCTAGCATTAAAAACTTTAGTAATACTTTTTGTCCCACAAAATAACTCTAATAATTTCATTTATTCCTCACTCTTTTATATTTTAGTTTATTACAATAAAACTTTACTTTTAATTAAATTCTTAGCTACTTATCCTAAGGCTTTCTCTACTTCTTCCATATATTTTTCAGTATTTTCGTTTATTTTTTCTCTCAACAAACTATTGATTGATTGAGAGAAAGTTTCATTTCTACACATTGCCCGAAATAATATGTAATCATTTATTTCTTTTTCAATCTTAATTATTTTTAACATTACATCCTGCTTTCTATAGTCTTTATTTTATTAGAATTTCCAAAAGTACTTACAGGCTTAATTTCTTCCACGCCACAATCAATAGCCATTTTTTCAAATTCTTCAATAGTTAAATTATTAAAGAATTCGTCAATCATTTTTATTCTTTCATTATGATCATGTAACTTATCCAATTCTTTAGTCATATTTCCCTTTCCCAATAAAAGTTAGCTTTTATATTGTTTGTAGACTTCTATGATAATCTATCCATTCTTGACTTTCTAAATTTTCTGCTACGACAATATCAAAATATTCTTTCCTCATATCTTGCAATGTAAACTTTTCAATCTTTCTCTTTTTAAAGTTCTTATTAACTTTCTGAATTATAGTTGCATTGTTCATCGGATAAAGCTTAGTCAATCTTTCTTTTTCCGCTATAGCTTCTTTTTCTAGCCTAATTAATTCAGCTTCAGCCCTCTTTTTCAATTCTTCCTCTTCATCAATAACATTTTCCAAATCAATCTCTAAAGTAATCCATTTATTTTCGGCATGAGCGGGAATAATCTCTTCAGGTATCAAAATTTCTTTAATTTCATAAAATTCATAAGGATCTTTGTCATAATTATAATCTGTAAAATATGAACCACTTCTTGATACACCACGAGATACCCCAAAATTAAACGACTGTATTTCTTTATATTTTTCATCTATTTCTATTAATTGACCTTCTTCGTTTTTATACTGATACTTACCTTGATCGTCCCATGAATCATCTCCAACTTCTTTGAACATATAAGTCTTGCCATCATGCTCATACATAAAATCATCTAGATCTAATTTGCCTAATTCTTTAACTATTTTTGAAAACAATTTAATATCCATCTTATTTCTCCTTTAATTTTAATTATCGTATTTACATATGAATCCAGAAATGTTTTGTGGGAAATTACCTTCATATTCAGTCTTTAAAACGTCTTCATAATTCAAAGATATCTCTTTCATATCCTCTAATTTGAAATTATACATTTTTGACAGTTTAATGAAGTGTTGAATTCTACTATAACCTTGGTTTAAAGTATGACCTTCTTGAACCAATTCTCCGTTAACATACAATCCTTCCCAATCGTCTGATTTTAATAATATTGCTTTATTCATTTTCACCCTCCTCATCTTTATAATAACTTTCTATATCTGGTATCCCAGTACATTTAGTACAATTACAAGAAGGCTTATAAATTTCATCTATTCGTTTAGCATACCATTTATAATTCATTTCATCTGCCGTTTTACTAGCTCCATATGGGTCTTCCATTGCGTAAGCAAAATCCTTTAACACTTCAATAACCCTATCTTTATCAGCCATATAATCCCCCTTTTAATATTTCTAATGCTTTATTTTTTACATCTTCTGTCAGTCCAGTTTTCCAACGAGTTTTAGCTAATTTTGTACCCACAAATTCGCCCATATCATAAGAATCATCATCTAACACTAAAAAGTTATCTATACCCAACTCTTTATTATCTTCTAACCACTTTTTAATTTGATTGCACCTTAAATCATGTATATTTGTAGTAACTCCTATAACCCTTTCATCTAACCCATATTCTTTTAAATTGCTTATGAGTTTCAACCAATGTCTGCTATCTGGATATCCCAATCTCCACGTAGATGAAACAACTATCTTGGCATCTGATTTCTCTACAATTTCTTTAAGATTATTCATATATTCTTCAGGGAAAATTGCAGTAAAGTCTTCATGTGGTACACCTTCACCGTTTTCTTTTACAAAAGCTTCATAATGTCTAACTATTGATTCTTCACTATTTAAAACTCCATCTACATCTAAAAATATAATCTTCATATAATCCCCCCTTCAATAATCAAATTTAGAAAACTCTATAAAATTTACTGCCTTATCATCAATATAAATATCAGCACATACCTTTCGTGAAGCAAATCCTTTGAAATTTGGTATAGGATATTCATTAACAAAATCAACAGGAATTTTATTTTTCTTACACCATTCAACTGCTTCGGTAAGATATTTTCTTTCTTCTAAATCTTCTCTACATGTCCATAGTATAATATTTGCTCCTTTGTTTTTAACTTTTCTAACATAATCAATTACTTTTTGATGTTCTTCCTCTATTTCCCCAATTTCGGGAAATCTATGATCACATAAAGTACCATCAAAGTCCACAGCAATTACCATTTTAATAACCTCACTTTCAATAAAACCTGATTTTTATTCTTCTTTATTTTGTAAATCAACCAATGCCTCATCTGCGTCTGATTTATTAGTAGATATAATTACTTCTTTTTCATATAGAAAATAATCACTTTCAAAACTATCAGATTCTGTCTCTAAATATTGATTATTAGAAAAAATATACATTAATCCATCCTCGTCATAAGTTATACCTTTTAGATAAACCTCGTTTAATTGCCATCTATCTTCCCAAATAGGCTTGGTCTGATATTCTTCGTAATTTAATTCTTTCATTATATAAAGCTTTTCTTCTCCCACAGAAACTAATTTTTTCGTCAAAATCCATAAGTGTTGTCCAATTTCATAAGGTATATCAATTTTCATTCTAATTCCTCCCTTTCTATAAAACTAGCACTTTATTGAGTTTATTCCTCTACGGGCAATAGCATTTCAGCCACCGCTTTTTCAAAAATTATGTCTGACCATTGTTCATAAGTGTTTTTCATTGATTTTATCCTATTTTATATTTTATTTAACTAAACTCTCTAGGAAATTGATATTCAATTGGACAATTTACCAATAAATCTAAAAATTCACATGCAGTAAACTCATCGCCATATTCATTTATAACAACTTTTTCTTTACAGTTTTCTGTTAGTTTTAAAAGTTCACTTTTATGTTTCATTAATGTCCAAGTAAAAGAGCTACAACTACTTACTCCAGTTCTATTCAACCCTTGTTTATTAAATCCTAACTCAAGACCCATACTGCTACTTTCCAAAGATTCTTCTATCCTCTCTTTTCCACATGATGGACATTTTGAATACCAATTAGATTCAGAATAGTGAATACTTCTTTCGCCATCCTTACATAAAGTTGTTCCACAATCCCAACAATATAACCCTGCTGCTGATCTTTTTCCTATATGAACTTGAATATCGCCATTGTATTCATCATCTTTATATTTATCTTTCCAATAATAATTTGTTCCCATTAACTACATACCTCCGCAACTAATTCATCTAAACTTTTATATTCTTTTTCAACGCCACATCCTAAGTATTCTTGTTTTTTCATATTATCATTTTCCTCGTATGTTACAAACTTATGAAAAATTGCAATCCCATCAACAAATATAATAATAATATTTATCAAATCTCCTACACTATTACAATCCGAATAAGCAAAATATTCTGTCCCTGCTGAATGTAATATTGATATAAATTTCTCTAAATCAGTCATGTTTATATCCTCTCCTTTTAATATTTGATTTGATTTTAATGCAATTCTAAAATGTCATTTTATATTTTACTTTATTGTAATGAAATCAAGTTTTTGTTTACTTCCAAAATTCTTTTTTATACTTTCCAAACATATTTTTCTTTGCCATTATTGGTTTATCATTCTTATACAATGGTATAAAGTCTTTACAATTAACATCATATATAGCTTTGTCCGTTCCATTATTAAGTGTTATAAAAACAACATCATCAGTAATTAAACTTATATATGAGTAATTAAATATTCCCTTCTCTCTGTATACACAAAGTTGACCTTCTATAAATTCTAATCCTTCATCTTCTTTTAGTTCATTTTCATCAAAACTAACTCGATGAATTGTTCCGTCATTCATAGTCATTGTAACCCCATAATTAACTGTATCTTTTTCTCCCATATTAATCTCCCTCTATAAAATCTGTACTAACTCCGCATTCTTTACATCTATCCCATAACAAACTATCTTCATTACTATCTGTGTAGCCTAAATATTCACAACGGCATACTTTAACCCTACATGAAGTAGATGGCGTAGTCCAGCATTTATCCTTATCTTTACAATCATTATTAGGGCAATTTATATTATATCTATTAAGCTCAATAACCTTAATAAACTTCCACCACTTGCAGTCATAACAATATATTGTATTTTTAGGTATCCACTTTTTCATTGCTCTTTTCTTCATAATAACCTCATAAAACGAAAATTTTATTTTATTTTATTTTATTTTATTTTTTCATTATGAAAATAAAATTGCAATAGCCAAATTCCTAAAATTAATAATTCCATTTGAATAAGAGTATCCTTAGAAAACATGGGGTCTTTTAAACTTATATTGCTTGAAAATATCATAAATCCAGTAAAACAAAATGTTGAAATAAACAATGCTAAAAATTTTAAAATAATTTTCATATTAACTCCTTTTATATTTTTATTAAAACAAGAATTTAATCATTTTTCTATAAACCATTTTCCATCGTCTACATCATTTAAACTAATTAAATTTGAATTTCCATTATTTTTTTGGTATATCCAAACTTTATTTCTAGGACTAATAAATTTTATTATTTTACCATCATTCCAAGCTTTATAAGCTTCTATAAAATCAACTGGATCTCGAATTATTTCCCATTCTGTATTAAAATTACAGTTAATATAATAAGAAGATTCACTTTTGAGCCATCCATTGTCAGCACATACTGTATTACAATGCCCACTTTCCGACTTGCATTCAAATCTCAATTTTGGATTTTCAGTTAAATTCTTAATCATTTCCCAAGTTTTCATATTCATACCTCATTTATATTTTACTTAATGAAATTAAACTTTTAACTTAATCTAATAAACTTAATCCAATTCCTAACGGAAATATTGCACATATCCAACCTATCAATGAAGCAAATATTATTTTAACTACTCCAAATGCTATAGACATTGCTTCAAGTGGTGACAATGCATTGATTATCTGTACAATTCCACCTATAAACATTACCCATAAACCAAAATAAACTCCTAAAGCTATTCCTGTAAGTATTAACGCCATTCCTAAAATCTTTTTCATAATCATTCTCCTTTATATTTTATTTAATGAAATTGAAGTTTTAAATTAATAATTTAATCTCTTCCCAAAGTGCATCGGCTAATTCTTCCCTATAGGTATGGTCTGTGTCCCACATATATTCTTCAGAATAATAATCACACAATCTCTCAAATATTATGTTTGGCTTATAACTTATTAATATTTCAATCATTTTGCCTATAGTAAACTTTTTATGATGTACGTGAGTATAATCTTTTGGCTTTCCTATGTCTTCTCCTAATAATTTACATACTTGCTCTTCAGCAATTTTCGCACATTGTTTTGGAGTTATATGCTGTTTCATATTTCACCTCTCTATAAAATCTGTGTTTCATTGTAATTCTGCGTTTTTATCATAAATTAGCTCTAAGTGGCTCATATCAGGCTTTTCATCATAGATTATTGCATCTATGATATATCCTATTTCGGAACCGTTGACATCACTGAAGTCCACGATGACTTCCATCCATTTTCCATTATCCATTTTTTTAAAGTAGTGTTGTAGCATAACGCCTCTCTTTCATTTCAATAAAACCGCAATTTTAATTTAATCTCTTGTGGTTTCAAAAGCCATTACATATCCTTCCAAACTAACAAAATCAATAAGTCCATAATTATCGCAATTGGTGCATTCCCAAGGCATAATGCCTCCAAAACTACAAGTAGGATTCATAAAAAAGTTATCTCTATATTTTTGTAATTCAGGAACTTTTCTAGCATCATCTCCTAGTCCATTAGGATACCATTGACCGTAAAATTGAACTGCTCCTTTGTGCCTACATTTTATACATCTAACATTTTTATTAATTTCATATAATCTAATTTTAGAGTAATTTTTCATAGTAACTCCTTTTAAATAAATTTTGTAATTTATTGAAATTCAACCATATAAAATCTACCTTCAATGAAGGCTTCACTTGGTTCTCCTATAGTTACAATATCATTTTCTTTTAACTCTAAATTGTAATGTTCATCAAATTTTATAGGAACAGAATTAACATAAATCTTACCCATGCATACTAATCTTCTAAATTCCGAACGTCCATTTAATGCACCATTTTTATGTAAAAAC